GCACACAATACGCGGGTCGGCCAGATTTTTTCGACCGAAGCGTGCCGCTTTGGTATCGCGCGCCTTGCGTCGTATACCCGCTGGTGGCTAACGCCATCTCGTCGAACACGGACTTGGTTATTGGTGAGACGCGCTGGCCTCGACTGACGAGCCGACCGAGTGAAGACGACGGATTTTTCGACGAAACAGGGTTGAACGAAAGCGAATCTGCAATTTTAGACAAGTTCGTCTACGAAGTGCAGCGGCAATGCCGGTTTCATGCAGCGATGCGAGAGGCGTTCACTGCGGCGCAGGGGTGCGGTTCAGCCGGATTGATCTTCGGAGTTCGCGAAGGGCATCTTTTCGTGGATTCGGTTAAGGCGCGCTGGTGCGAACCGGAGTTCGCGGCGGACGGGTCTGTTCAGCGACTTGTCATCGAATACCCGTATTACGCGACGTTCAAAGCGCGGAATACATGGAAGGTGGTGCCGAAGATGTACCGCCGAGAGATCGACGACACGAAAGACGTGACGTTCCGCTCCGAAAATATCTCTTCATCCGGTTGCGAGCCAATGTGGGAGGTGGAATCTTCGGTTGAACACGGGATGGGTTTCTGTCCTGTCGTTTGGTACCAATTTATGAGCGGATGTTCCGTCGTAGACAACCACGATGGGCACCCAATTCATGAGTTTTTGCTTGATGAGATCACCGCGCTAGACTTCGCATTGTCAATGAAGCACCGCGCAGCACTTTACGCGGGCGATCCTCAGTGGACTGAGGTCGGAGTCGAGCCAGGTTACGTCCCGACACAGCCAGGGGAGCTAGTTTCAGTGCCGTCTACGTCGATGGGCGGGCCAATCAGCGGAGACAATCGACCTACCGGCGAGTACCGAGCGCAGGTTTCGCAGAAGCAAGGCCGACGCAAGGGGCCAGGCGAGGTGTGGCAGTACGAATCACCAGACGTAAAGGTGCAACTGCACTCGCTCCCAGGTGACGCGCTCACGTCACTGGAGAATCACTGCATGGACCTGCGAATGAAGCTCGCAGAATCGCTGTCTGCGGTGTTCCTCGACGCGGATTCGATTAGAATGCGGGCAAGCGGGCTGTCAGGCAAAGCACTCGAAGTGGTCCGAGCACGACAAATCGACCGCTGCGAGCAGTATCGGGACGATTGCGGCTCGAAACTGCTTCTGCCTAGCATGCACATGCTGCTGCGAATTTGCCATACAATGGGAATGCGCGGGCAACTACGAATCGCAGGTATAAACACCGTCTTGCAGCTTTTGGGACGATCTTATGTGGAATCCGCCTAGTCTGTCTCTGATTTGGCCTTCGTTCTTCCGCCTAGACATGAACGAAGAGCAGCAAATGGTCACCACCGCAGCACTTGCGGTGCAGGCCAATCTCATCACGCGCAGGATGGCGCTCGATAAACTGCGAGCAGTGTACCCGTTCGAGAACATCGACGCGATTTCGGAGCAACTGGAAGAACAAGTCGAATCGAATGCTTCGCATAACGCCGAACATTTGCTCACCAAAGCAATGAAATCAGAGAATTTAGATGCCAAGTCTAGCAAGGGACAAGCAGCGAGCGAAAACGAGGAAGAGGCTTCTTGAGGCCGAAATCCTTCTTCTTTTGCTGTTAAGGCGCGCCGCGAACAATGGCGACATCGCATTCTTTACGCGGGCGCTTTATCGCGGCGAGAATGAACTGCGGAAACTTGGTCGGTCATCTGTCGAAGACGAACTAGCGACGAAAATCGGGCAAAAGACGGACGATGCTGCGCGTTCAACGACTCGCCCTACTGCTCGCCGAGCATCGCCCGAATCGACTACTCGCCCTACTACTCGCCGAGCATCACCTGAATCGACTACTCGCCCTACTACTCGCGCTACTGCTCGCCGAGACTTGTCTCGCGCGGCAAAAGTAGCAGCAGGTTTTCTGGCTTTCGTTAAAAGACGCACCAGTGTAGCCAAAGAATCTGCTGAAGATGCCGGTCAGCAAGCCGCTGCCGTGTTGCAACAGCAAGCGCAAGCGGCCATAGATAACAGGCTTAGGCAAATCGCAGCATTCGAGGCGATTAGGACATTTGAAGAAGCGCGTCGTGATACAGCAGAGCAGATAGCGGTAGAAAGAGGGCCTATCACCAGACGGTGGGACGCCACATTGGACTCAACGACGTGCACGTCCTGCCAAGGATTCGATGGACAAGAAGTCGAATTGGACGAAGAGTTCGCTGAAGGCGATCCTCCGCTGCATCCAAATTGTCGTTGCTCGATAGAATACAGATTTGATACATAGAGGCGTAATGAGGAATTGCCAGGTCTGCGGTCTTTGCGAAGACGTTTCGGATTCGTGCCTTGCGTGCGGCGAAGCCTCGTGGCTTTTTTCTGATGTTCCGGCAGACAAGCCAAAGAAGTCAGGCAAAAAGCAGCCTGCGCCAGAAGCGCCTGCGCCAGAAGCGACTGCACCAGAAGCACCTGCACCAGAAGCGCACGGCATTAGCGACGAAGAATTTGCCGGTGAACTCGCCTACGCCAGCGAGATGGAACTGCTTGCGCTGATCGGCGACGAGCAATTGAGCCCAGCGTGGCGCGATCTGGTTAACGCAGAAATCGTAAAGCGCGAAGCCAAGTGAGCAGCACCAACGATCCAAACGTGTTCGAGTTCGGCGAACAGTTCGTTTCGCGGGCTGTTCCTGTGGTAGCGCCCTCGGCAGTTAGCGCAGCAGAGCAGCTAGACGCAGACAGTATTCAAGTTGCGGCTAAACGAATGCCTGCTGTTTTGCAGCCAATGTCGGCAACGCAACTTGTTCGTGATTTGAAACATCGTTTGCGATACGTAGAGAACGAGATTAAATCACGGAAGACGCTTGAAGTAGAGCGCGACCAGATTCGGCGGCTGATCAAAGCCGCAAAACAAGACAAAGCAACGGTCCACGCAATCAAGCGGGCCGCAAGTTAGGGAGAGATTGATCATGGCTGTCATCGCTGGAACGATTCGTGGATTGACTTGTATTTCTCGCGTTTTCACGGGCTTCGGCTCGCGGGAATCTTGGCTCATTACCGCAGACTACGCTGCCTATTCTGGAGCAGCTGACACCGCTTCGCTCGTCGGCATCGGCGCAGCGATTGATGCGACTTGCCGCGACGGCAAGGCTTCGACGCTGCGGGCGGGTTCGTGCGCGTTCCCTGGTGCTGACACTGCCAAGCAGCTTGCGTTCCTGACCGGCACTGCCGTCCAGGCGCTCACGGTGTCGGGCGACAACTTCACCGGGCAACTCTCAGATGCCGCTGGAGCCGAACTTGCGGCATCGACCGCGCTCGACTGCGAGATGGGCATCATGGCGTTTGTTGACCGCGCCTGATAGAACGTAGACATGGCGAAGGGTAAGTTCAGCAATACCGTCGAGAAATCTCGCGTGAAGCTGGGCAAACCCATGCCTGGAGACGTCAAGAAGTTCAAGGTGTTCGTCAAGAACTCCAAGGGCAACGTCATCAAGGTAAATTTCGGCGACCCGAACATGGAAATCAAACGCGACAATCCTGCGCGCCGTCGTAATTTCCGCGCTCGCCACAACTGCGACACGGCCAGAGATCGCACCACTGCGCGTTTTTGGTCGTGTCGTATGTGGAGCACGAAGTCAGTTTCAAGTATCCTTCGAGGCAAGTGACTCATGTCGACCGCTGAGAAAACTAAGCCAAAGATGTGGAGCAACATCGTCGCTTCAGTCAAGGCTGGGTCAAAAAGCGGGAAACCAGGTCAGTGGTCTGCGAGAAAAGCGCAACTTGCGGTAGCTCGCTACAAGCAGGCAGGCGGCGGCTACGTGGGAGCGAAGAGCGCAAGCAACGCGCTGTCACGTTGGTCAAAGCAGAAGTGGCGCACAAAGAGTGGAAAGCCTTCGTTGCAAACCGGCGAGAGGTATTTGCCGGAAGCAGCAATCAAAAAGCTTTCGTCGAAAGAATACTCGGCGACAACGCGCGCAAAGCGCGAAGGCATGAAGCGGGGCGAACAGTTCGTCGCACAGCCTGAAAAGATCGCGCAGAAAACAAAACGCTTTCGATATATGATGGCGAAACGTAAAGGTGCAGCATGAATCAGCCTAAGCTCGGAACAGGAAAACGGTTCGCCGCTCTCACCAAGTCACTCGCCGCGAAGGGCACAGAAGACCCCGGCGCGCTCGCTGCCTACATCGGGCGGAAGAAGTTCGGAAAGAAGAAGTTCCAGAAGCTCGCAGCCAAAGGCCGAGCAGCTAAGTACTGAAAAGATTTCGCCCCCAAACTCCTCGCCTCGCCGAGCGTTATCGCGCGTAATGGAAAGAAGGGAATCGCATGTCACTGATTGAACACACTCCGACGACTGTCGAAAATCCAATGGTTGACGCTCTTACTCACACGCAGCCTGAAGCACCTGCGGCACCGATTGTGCCGACGCAGGTTGCCGATGTGCGTTTGACTAGCGCGCAATTAAAAGAGCGACTCGATGAGACGCGTGCTTCGGCAGAACGCCGTGTGCTCGCCGAGCTAGGTTTTGACGATCTCGGCAAGGCCAAGGCGATGCTAACTAAAGCCGCTCCTCGTAACGACGAGAAGTGGGCGCAATTGGAATCGACCGCTGCCCAGCAAGCCACCAAGTTAGCGGAGATGGAGTCTTTGCTAGCTTCCGTTACGAACGAGCGCGCTGTCGCGACGCTGGCTTCGTTGCCTGAGCAGGCACGGAAAGCCATCGAAGACGCTACGGACGACGACGAAGAGCGCATCGCTCTCGCAAAGGTATTGACTGCTGCTGGCGTGTCCAATCCGATCCAGGCATTGCCTGTCGTACAGCAGCCTGCTGTTTCGACTGCACCGCAGCGTTCTGCGCCTGCCGATTCAAGTGCTACTCCTCCAAATCGGAAACAGGAGTATGATCGCTTGAAGAAAATAAATCCTGTTGCTGCCGCGCACTATCTAAAAGCGTTCGGACGTGACATTTTCCCCGGCTGACTGGCATTCGGGGAACCCCCAATCTGTAGCAACTCATAACTAAGGATACACACAATGGCGGTTTCCCGCGTAACTCTTCCCGAAGAGTTTTTTGACATCACTTCGGCTGAACTCTTGGTTCAGCCTGAACCTCAGTACCCATACGCAAATCTGGTGCTGTCTGCGCTCGCCGCAGACCTCAACGTACCGGATGCGCTCGGTCTTCAACTTCCCGGTCGTTCGGTAGGCGGCGTCGGCGCTCCGTACAAGACTGCGGAAGAAGACCGATTGGCGCTCGCGATGGCTCTGCCCACCGAGGTTTTTGCGACCAAGGTGGATTTCATGGGCGGGCCAGGGCACACGCTGCGGTTCAACCGTCCGAAGTTCATCAACTCGACCTACACCGAGGCGTCGCGCGTCATCGGTACCGCGTCGAGCATCTCGACGACTCCTATCGAGGTGGCTTCCGAGCAGGTTTCGCTGACCATCAAGCGGTACGCCGGCCCGTTCGGCGCGAGCGCCGTGCAGCCCTACGCCATCGACTCGTTCGATGCGCAGATGGGTGTCCACAATCTGGCGAAGATCGTCGGCACGCACCTCAAGCGCGATTTCCATCGCTGGCTTGACAGCGTGTGGGTTTCCCTGTTCGACCTCGCGTCGACCAAGGTCTACCCCAACGGCTTTGCCGCCGACAACGACATCAGCATGAAAGGGCAGGCTCCGCTCTCCTACGAGCAGATCAGCCGCGTCAGTCGCTCGCAGGACGACGCCAACTTGCCCACGTTCTCGAACGGCAAGCGTCTTCTCGTCGTGTCGCCGACCGGCAAGAAGCAATTGAAGGATGATCCCCAGTTCGCGCGCTACGCCGAGTTCCACAAGGAAATGAATCCCTTGTTCCCCGGTTACTTTGCGTCGCTGCCTGAGTACGAGTGCGCCGTCTCGACGACGCTCTCGCAGCCTTTGAACAGCAGCAGCATCAAGGTGCACTACGGGCACGCAATCGCTCCCGGTGTCGCTCTCAGCGGCATGGGCGCACCGCCCGCAATCATGCCCGCCAGCGATGACAACTACGGCCAGCAAGCCAAGGTGATCTGGCTCGCGTTCCTCGCTTTCGGCTTGGCGGATAACCGCTTCGTCACGAGCGTTCGCTACTCGGAGGATAATTTCTGATGAGCTTTCCAGCGCGTTTCTTTCAAGGCGCTGCCGCAACCGGCACGTTTAACGGCATTCTTGCCGGCAGTGGTGTCGGCGGCACCGCGTATCCGACCAACGAGATTGCGCTCAACACGCTGTCTTGTTTGTTCACGGTGCTCGCCGAGACTAACACCGTCACCCTCGCCTGCCATTGGCAGGTGAGTCACGACAACTTGACGTTCTACGACATCAAGCCGAGCAACGGCGCGTCGTTCGTCGTTATCGCAACCGGCACAGGCGGCGCGGACGTCGCTGTCTCCGTGGTGCTCGAAGCGCCAAAGGGCGTTCTCGGCTGGGAGTACGTTCGTCCTGCGGTCAAGGTTGGCGGCGGCGGCGGCTCTGTGCTCGACACCTACTCGATGACCGTAGGCTACCGCAAATACAACGGGTTTAGCTGAGAGGTTAATTGTGGCCCTTCTCGATTCTGAAATCGCAAGATGCAAATACGAGTTGGGCTACAACTTGCTCACGATCTCCGCAGAGCCGTATATCGGTGTTGCCAGGATCTTCGAGCTAGTCATTCAACCAAATCTGCTGGCCGGTGCCATCACCACGAGTTCTACTGCGGTAACTGCTGTTGCGGCAGGAGCACTTGCTAATCCCGTAACGCTGACTCTGGCCAGCGTTACGGGGTTTTCTGTTGGTGACCGCATCATCGTCGATGTGGACGACCGGCAAGAATCCGCCACCGTCCGAACGATAGCGGGCGCTACTATTTCCGTTCTGCTCACCAAGCAGCACAGCGGAACTTACACGATTACCGTAGAACGCGGCGAGAGCATCATTCGCGAGATTCTGACGATACTTCGATCTATTACGGACAAGCTTAGCACCGCTGCTTTGCAGCAGGCGGGTATCGCTAAAGTCGATGAGATTGAATTTTTTTCCGGTGCGCTCGGCGTCCGTAGCGAGATTCAAAAGATACAGACGTACTGGCGGAACGAACTCGCTAGCGCACTCGGTGTCAGCAATCTGCGATCATCTGTAGGAAGCGAAATCGCGGTATACTGATGGCGACTTTTCGCGACTCCATTCTGCCGGCAGTCAATTCGATTCGCGCCATTCCAGGTAAGCTGGGCTGGCGTCCGTATTCGTTGACGATTGAGGTGCGAACGTGGAGCGGCGACGAAATCGGGGAAGGCGTTGAGACGGTCACGTCTACGCCAATCACCGAGCAGTACGGGCAACCGCCTAAGATTCGATGGCTAGATGCTGAGCAACTTGCTATCGGCGGCTACGAGAAGGGCACAATAACGGTTGGACCGATTACGCCAGCGTATCCCGGCGGCGGTGTTCTGACTTCGGTATTGTCACCCAGCAATCTGGCAAACAACACGGTTGTTCAGTACAAGCTTGTCGGACCAGCGTACCCTCAAGGCGCGTATTGCCGATTGGTCGGGTCCGACGACGATCTTGCTGGCCACTACATGCTGCGCCTCCAGCTATCGGGCACGCCATGAGCGACATCGACTTTTTGTACCAGCGTTTCGGGGATGTCCAGTTCCCGGTCGAGGATGTCCAAAATTCTCAGCTTTTCAGTGTATTAGACCCTGCTCGTGACAAGATGCTGGCCTTTTTCAAGGCTGCTATCAATCAGGAGATCGGCGGCAGCACGACGACGGTAGTCGCAACGAGCCCTTGGGGCATTGCGCGTGCGGGCACTGCGCTATCGTCCGTTCAGCCGGTTCAGGATGTCTGCTACTTGCAGCCCACCAGCGATTTGATGCGGGAAGCCAGCTGGGGAATGCCGCTGCTGTGCCTGTACCGCACGTCAGCAATTCACGAAGAGTACACGCTGTCGCAGGAAGTCATCAAAACGACTTGGGGGCTGGATTACATCCTGCCTCCGCTGCCAGCAGACGACCGTCGCAAGCTCGGCGGCGTATTGTCAGGACTTCGAGCACTTCTGACGCTTGCCGTTCGACGTCGTTCTCATCCCGCGTATCTCAACGGCGCTCTGCAATTCGGACAAGGGCACGGCGGGTTCGACGTTTTGCGGGTAGTGTCCAGCAACGAGGGACCAGTCGCGTTCTCTGACCGCGAAGGCGGCAATTTCTATTATGCGATGCACATGGAGATTGAAACTTCGGAGCTAGACCACCTGGCTGTTCAGTTTGTGCAGAAAACAGACGAGAACGGCAACGTGTTCATGGTACAGGACGCAAACTTCGTTCCGTCGTACACTACGTTCGACGGAGTAGATTTGAATTTCGGCGTAGGCGGCGACGGCGACGGCACGCTACCCGACGCAGTTCAGGCCAGAACCGACACCAATCCCGATCCAAATTACGGCAAGGTGAACGCATAGATATGCTCAACATCGGCATGATGAATGCGTCTCATCGCAGGTTCTCCGCTGCGCTCGATGCGATGGTAGCCAAGACGCTATCAGAGCAGAACAGCGTAGGCGTGGCAGAAGCCAGAAGCGAAATCCAAAGCGGACACGTTAAGACCGGCAAGCTGCTCCGAACGACCAAAGGGAAACTTTTTCGTCTCGGCTCGACTACCGTTTCACGCATTTCGACTACCGCAGAACATGCTAAGTACTTCGAGTCAGGAACAAAGAGGCACTGGATTTACCCTCGCCGTGCTCGATTCTTGCGATTTATCGGCAAACGAGACGGAGCAGTAGTTTACGCAAGACGCGTCGATCATCCAGGCAATCGCCCGTACTTCGTTTTGGGTGCTGCTTGGTGGAAGATGGCTGTCCGTACTGCTGCTATTCTTCGCGGCAACATGCAATACTTGGCGCAAACAAAGTTTAAGTGACACAGATGCTACCTATGACTCAAATTCTGAAATTCGTCGCACGCGAAAATCTGCTCGTCAGAATCCCAAATTCTGTTCAGTTTATCGGGCAAGCTCCGAACTACGTGAATCGTTCTAAGCAGGCATTGCCTGACGGTACGTGGGGTTATCCTGCGAACGCTGTCCCGTATGAAGTGCCTGCCAAGAGCAAAGACGCAGAACGAGTAATGTTGCTGACGAATCGCGATGCCGCATTGTGGCCCTTTGATGAGGAAACCGCTGCCGCATGTGATACCAAGTTTGTCGCTATCGAGTGGGTCGATGGCGAATGGGTTCCGATAAGGCAACCAGCCAAGCTGAAAAAAGTTGCTAACGAAGGCTGAGAGGTAATTACAGATGGCTTCCATTCCCATCACTGGTGTTCCGAGCACGTATCGCGTGCCGGGCGGATACACGGAAATTCTTTTTGCTCAAGGTCCGAGCACTGCTTCGGCCAAGGCGCGAGACGTCATTTTCGTCATGCCGAAAATGTACGCTTCGGGCTCTTACGCAGCGAACAAAGTGGTTCAGGTCCGCAACGAGCAGGAGGCCATCGAGGGCGCGGGCGCGGGTTCGCCCTTGCATCGAGCAATCCGCAAGTTCCTGCTGACCAACAACACTGCGAAAATCTACGCGCTTCCCTATTTGCCGTCATCTGGCATGGGTTCTGCGTCTGCGGATTTGGACGTGACGTTCTCTGCGACGGCGACTGCCGCAGGCGTCGCGACCGTGACCATTTGCGGAGTACCTTGCTCCATCGCCGTCAAAAGCGGCGATACTGCCACGACGCAGGCAGCGAACATGGTTGCGGTGATCAACGCGAATTTGCAGTTGCCCGTCACTGCGGGCAACGCAATGGGCGTCATCACGCTTGTCGCTAAAATCGCTGGTGCTTCGCAAAACGCGCACATTCGTGTCCGCGCCGAGGTGACGCCTGGTGCATCGCTTGCGTTGGCAACAGAGAACGCGAGCGATGTGGATGCGCTTGGCACCGGCACTGCTACTGTGGGCGTCGATGGCGCGGTGACTGAAGCCGTGAACTTGACCGCAGCACTGGCTGCGATTGCCAGCAGCCGCTACTACTACATGGTTTTCTCCGTTGAATCCGCAGCACACCTGCTCATCGCGAAAACCCACATCGCAACGAAGAGCCAGCCCATCCCCGGTCTTCGGTCGGTCGGCATGGCAGCTTCGCCGCTGGCTCTTGCCACGGTGGCGACGCTTGCGACGGGCTTGAACTACGAGCGATTGCAGTTGATTTGGCAGAGAAACAGCGAGGCTACTCGCGAAGAGATTGCTGCGAACATGGCGGCGATTCGGCAGAAGCGCGAGCAGCTGGACAGCGCGTACAACTTCGACGGCTACAACAACATTCAGGGCGACTGGCTCATTCCTGCATGTTTCCGCGATGCTGATCGCGCTAGCGGCTCGGATCAGAACGACGCGATTCTTGACGGAATCACCATCGTCGCTTCAAGCGATTCGGGTAGCTTCGTCGTGATGTCCTGCACGACTCGCAGCAAAGACGCAACGGGCAACAACGACGATTTCCGAGCCACCGAGACGCATCGCATCTCGGTCGCGGACGAGTTCGTGGACACCTTGCTGCTTCGCCACGCGTTGAACTTCGTGAACAAGAAGCTTACGTCTGACGAACTATTGCCGGACGGAAGCATCAACTTCAACCAACGGCTGTATCCTAACGTCATCACGCCGAGCAACTACGCGCCTTTTGTTAAGGCGCTGGTTGACGAGTTTGCCGGCCAGAGGCTTCAGAAGACGGCAGAGTCTAAAAACGGCCTTCGAGTTGTTCGCGATCCGAACAACGGAGGTCGACTTGAGGTCGGCCTGGACATCAACGCAGTCGATCTCTTCCACCAGATGACTGCGCGAATCGCAGAAATCAGCCCGGCCTGATAGGAGAAAACCATGGCAACTCTCGTAGACCACGCAAGACTGGTACTTTTCGTAGACGGCGCATACACTATCGAGGTCACCAGTATTCAGATAACCACGAACAGCGGACAGAATCGAGTAGACCTTCTCAACGAGGGCCTCGCAGGCTTCACGCCGGGTTCTGGCGACGTCTCGCTTCAGATTGGTTTTGCCGTTCCCAAGGGCGGGCAGGAATTTCCGTGGCAGCAGAGGTGCGCTACGGGTACGTACATCACGATGCAGGTCAAGATAGGCTCAGTTGACTACTTTGGCTTTGGCAAGTTGCTCGACGTATCCATCAACCAGACCGTGAACGCTTCCGTCGAAGGTACGGCGAACTGGCTTGGCGAACTGAAGGCAGTGCAGTAGTCTATCTTCGCCCTGCGACGACAAGTACGGCCAATAGCAAGGCCGCAGGGTGCAGCCTTGCGGCCTTTTTTCATTGAGAATACTATGGCATTCCCCCCGAACGAAGTAACTGCCACTGACCTGTTTCTCAAACTGAGCGCGTCCGCGCGACCGAGTGAAATCGTCGATTTTCCCCGACGCGATCCGTACACACGTCTGCCTATCGGTCAGATACGAATGCAGGTTCTAAACTTGGCCGAGTACGACGAAGCTCGCATCAAGGCGCAGTTCTGGATTGTCGACAAGAAGCGCATCGACAAGGCCCAGCTTGAAGGGCAGACCATCAAGGAAGTTCTCGGCGACCGCGTAGCGAAAGAATTGATCTCGATGGCGTGCCTTTCAGTCGAGCCTATCAAGGGCACCGAAGAGACGGGCTTTCCGCGATACCTGCGACATTTCCGCACAGCAGATGAAGTCGATGTGCTTTTAGCAGACGAGCTAGAGGCGCTTTGGATGACGCTTCAGATGATTCAACGGAAATGGGGTCCGTATGAAGGCAATATCGAAACCGCTGAACAAGCTACAGCGTGGATGAAGCGGCTGGTGGAGGGCGGCTCGACGCTCCCTTTAGGAGTGCTGGGCTGGCATCACTTGGTAGAATTGACCATGTTGTTATCGGAACGCGCATACACGCTTTCCGCCCTCCTGGGCACCCTGTCCTCGAACTTGCCCAGTGGTTTAGCTGCAAACCTCACGAGTTGGGATATTGGCAATTCCTCATATGGAAAGCTTCCTGCGAGTGCCATCGAGATTGGATTGCAAAGCACTGATTTAGCACTTGCTGAAAGCGATCCTGATTTCCACGCCAATGCATTTGACCGTGACGTATTAAAGCTCGCCGTCGAGTTGGCGGATAAACTGGCACCCACACTGCCAGACCGGCCCATCACGACAGACGAAGCTGCGCGGGCGTATAAAGAAATGTTCAAGGACAGAGGTTAGAAACTATGGCGACGCTACAATACGATTTCAAGGTCGTTGGACTTGCAGCAGTCTCGCAGGCATTCGCGTCGCTGGAGCGTCGAGCAAAAGACCACAACGACAAGATGGCCAGGATGTTCAGCGGTTCCGGTCCTGGGCGTGGTGGGTCCGTTACAGGAAGCACAGGAGGTTCTGCTTTGCGCGGTGGTGTTGCGGGTCCGCGTGCGGGTCCGCAGCAGGATTCTCACGTCCGCGAGTTCAATCGTATGCGAGCAGCGCGTATTAGGAACGACGCTGCGGTACTGCGGGAAGAGTCCACCAGAAATAAAAATTGGATCAATCTTAAGAATCGGCTGAACAATGATCGGCTGAGAGTAGAAGATCAACATGCAGACAAACAGATAAAGTCTGTTCGTCGCATGGAGCAAGCGAGAGTAAGAGAAGCGCAGAAATCAGCGAATGCCCGAGAGCGAATTTACCGATCACAACAAAAGTATGTTCGTAACCAAGTCTTAGGTTCAGTAGGAAGCTCAATCAATTCGCTAGGGCAGAGAGCATTCTCAGCAGTCACAACAGCCGGCACAGTAGGCGCGGGTGCGTACGTTGCAGCAGGACTTAACGCTGGACGTAATTCTTATAGAGCAGCGTCCGCACTTGCAACTCAATCGGTGCAAGCAAACAACAAAGCTCCACTACCGGACATCATGAAAGGCATCCTTGATACTTCTTCGGGTGTAGCAACAATGCACGGTGTCTCGCAGAGTAGCGTCGTAGAGCAGATGTTGGCATTTCACGGCAAGGCGGGCAACTTGGAAGCGGCAGAAAAGTTGTCCGACTTCATGACTAAATATTCAGAAGCCGGCAACGTAGATCCTGCCTTAACAGGCAATCTAGCAGGTTTCACTTACCAAAGAGCAAAAGCCAAGGGTGCGACGGACGACGAAGCAATTAAAACCACAAAAGCGATTATGGGTACGTTTATGTCCCAAGCAGCCGAAAGACAAATTGAACTCTCTGATTATGTTACAGGCGCACCGTCAGTATTGGCTTCTGCCAGTCAGGTAGGCGACTCAAAAGATTTCGCTAAGACCTTAGCCTCTGCTTCGGCCATAGCCCAAGCAGCACCCGGCGGCGGCGCGAACAGCGCAGCAGAAGCAGTAACATCGTTGGCTCGCTTGGTAGACTTTCTGGGAGACACGAAAGGTAAAGTCGAAAAAGCAACAGGTGTTAAGACAAAGTATGACATGAACGGTGTCCAACAAATCAGACCCTTTGAAGACGTAATACCTGAGTTGTATGCCGCGACAAACGCAGATCCTGTTTTACTGGATGATGTAGGAATCACTGTTCGGTCATCTCGTGCGTTCAAGGGCTATCGGGACACTTACATTAAAGGCAGAGATTCCCTAGGGAAAGACGCGTCAGAAGCAGACAGAAGACTGGCAGGCGCAAAGGCAGTTCGCGAAGAGATCATCGCATCGCAAAAACCTGGGACTTCTGAAGCAGCCATCACTGAGCAAGCAGCTTTCAGAAAAGAAGCAGACCCTTACGCAAAATTGGAAGCAGCTTTAACCAATCTCGCTACTAACGCCATCCCTCCTCTGACCGAAGCAGTAAAAAGCTTCAATCAATGGATGATTGATCATAAGCCTGGAATTGATAGCGTAGCAGAAACTGTGACAGACGTCGTTAATTTCGCTGGCGAGCACGGTCCAGTCGTCACAGGGGCAATGGTAGCTGGAGCTTACGCAACAGCTAAGATAGGTGGGGGTGCCTTGATTGACTATATCGGGGCCAAGCTAGCAGTGGCGCTAGGAATGAAGGCAGCGGGAGCCGCCGGAACAGCTGCGGCAGTGGAAGCCGGTGTAGCTGCTCCAGTGGTGGCGGGAACCGGCGCAGCACTAGCAGGCCCCGCGCTTGCTGCTACGGGGGCTGTTCTTGCTGCTGGATACAATCTCTACAAATTGGTGCAAGAGTATAAAGACTATGCGGCACCAGAATTTGGCCCTGATGGCAAGAAAGCATTTAACCCTGGTGAGACTGTTTCGGTCGAATACACTGACTTCGTTCCTCCGCGCGACCCCGTTGCTCCGCTCGGCCCAGTTGCTCCGGTAGACAAAACTTCTCCTATAGGCGCAAAGCTTGACACTGCGACAGCGGCGATGATAGCAGCAGCAACAGCGATGTCTGCATCTGCTGCTGCTCAGAACAAAGCCGCAGCGAGTTCACCGAATCGCGCCGACTCTCCGTCAACGGCTAGCGCAACTTCACCGGGTGGCAGACCATGACCGACGTATTCAAAGAACTCCCTCGGCTCATGTGGCGCGGTATCGAGGTGCCTGTGCTTGAGCGCAGCGTATCTTTCGAGCAGGAATACGCTCGGCACAAGTACGCCTACCGCGACAACGAATACTTGGAGTCGTTAGGACGAAAAAACTGGCGTTTCGAGTACACGATTCCCTTCCGCGAGGACATCACCAAGGGACCGTACAGGCATCTCTACATCGCCACATTCTCGGAGTTCCTTCAAGCGTGCAGAGATCGCAGCGTGGGCGACCTGCAAGACCCTGTTCTCGGACCTTACACGGCACGTTGCGAAAGCGTCTCTATCCGCACCGACATCAATCGACGAGACGGCGAAGACGTCCAAGTCGTGTTCGTAGATTCGCCGGCTCTAGACGACATCGAAGCGACGGGTTCTAACGCATCCGGCCAGGCAGGCTCGGTGAGGCAAGCGGTAGACTTTAACACGTTGACTTCGCCAGAAATTCTTTCGCCTTACGCTAACCCAGAAGATTTTGGCAAGCTTTCAGCTATAACAGATGGGTTCGATATTCTAGATCAAATTACCGGCAACATAGCAATGGCCGTCTCTTATGTGGACAGGGTAGACGCTGCGTTTGCTAGTTACGAGTCGAAGATTGACAAGATCATCGACGTGTTTGACGACATCAATAAACGAAGATTGTCTCCTGAAACCATGCCTTTTATTAGAAGCTGTATTCGGGCTAAAGACGCTGTTCAAAAACTGAAGTCCAAAAGTTTGAAGCAAAGTGCGCCCATCTTTTCCGACGTAACCATTGTAGACATGCCAGTGGTGGTGTTGGCGAATAAATACAACATTCCGCTCGATGATTTCTTGCGAATTAACCCCAAACTGCCCATGCCGCTTGTTCCGTCAGGGACGACCGTCAAATACTTCCAACGCGGGATTCTCTGATGGCGCAGTTAGATTCCGCAAAGCTAGTCGTCGAGCTTGACTTCGGCGATGGTCGGCTGCTTCTGAATGGCATCGAGGAGTACAGCATTGATTCGGCGTACATGACGAGCACGGATGCGTTTTCGTTTAAGATGTACGATCCGTCTTCCAAATATAATAGAAGTTTGGACTTGTCGCGGGTGATAATCAGCATCGACGGCACGACAATCCTCAGAGGTCGGATTGACGTAACCGAAATCGGAGGGGACACGGGTTCGTCTATTACTTGCCAGGGACGCGATTACATTTCGGACATGGTGGAATGTAATTTAGATCCTGCCGTAGCCTTGAGCGAACAGATGACGCTTGAGCAAGCCATAAAAATTGCCGCAGGTCCGGTCGGCATCTCCGAAGTGTCTTTCGACGCCGCGCGTTGGCGAAATGCCCGCGTAGGCGCGCAGGTAGAGACAACGGCAGGCACTCGGTCTTTTCAGAACGCTCCGTTGAAAGACTACAAAGCGAATCCAGGCGAGGGCATCTACGAGTTCCTGAATCGGCTCTGCGTCAGGTTTGGTTGCACGATGCAGCCGACGACCGAGTACAACACGATACTCCTAGACGCGCCTGACTACACGCAAGAGTCGTCTTACTACGTACGAAGAACGCTGGAAAACCCCAACAGCGCAACGAACGACATTCTTTCTGCTTCGGTTCGGCGAGATTATTCAAAGTTTCCGACTGTCGTCCTTGTCAGCGGCAAGACAGGTGGCGCATCCGAGGCTAGAACAACCATTGCTGCAAAGAGTCCAGCTGCAACCAACTTAGAGAAGTTTGAAATAGCACTCTTGCGGATCATTCAAGCCAATCTGCCCCCTAAAGTCTCAGCAGTCTCAGGGGAAGCGACTTCTGTTCCCGGCATCCAGCAGACGCTTGAAGCCCTTCTGCCGCCTGGGATGTCTTATTACACCGAGCGAATTGCGCCGCGATCAGGTTTCGTCCCGAAGTTTTCTATGTACCGCTTGATGTATCTGCGAGACAACTTGGCGAAGGACGCGAAGCAAGTTCAGAACATCGCGGCCAGGAAAGCTGCGGAGCGGTTCAAGGACAGCCTTCAGTATTCGATCACCTTGCAGGGGCATCGTGACCGCGTAACCAACCGCATGTACGCGGTGAACACGATAATCGGAGTCTACGATGAACTTTGCGACATCGAGGAGCGGCTCTGGATTGAGAAATGCACGTACACGTATTCGCCGGCAGAAGGCGCGAAGACGCATCTTGTTTGCTGGCGACCAGGCAGTTTCGCAATAGGAGCAGACCAATGAGTTTCGACATTTGCACCATCAACACGTCCCAGCTGGCAGAGAACAAGCTACCGCTGATCACAGCAAGCGTTCAGATCACAGGCGACGTTGACGACAACGAAAGCTTCGGGGAGGTCGCAAGCTTCCAAGCTCTCGGCGTAACGGCTCTTCCCGCAGCACCGACAAGCACAGGATCAGCGGAAGGCATCATCCTCCGCGACGTGGGCAACTTGAACGGCGCTATCGTCGGGGCTCGTGACGGTCGGTGCGCGTCGGTGGTAGCAGCAATGCAACCAGGCGACACGGTGCTGCATTCGTGCGATCCAAACGCGAAGGCGCAGGTGCGCGTTCATGCGAACAAGCAGATCGCACTGGTCACCGAGAGCAAAGACGAAAAGACGATGCTCTTGATGCTCGACGGAAAAAACGACAAAATCACCATCACAGCCTTCGGTGGGATTATCGAAATGACGCCAGAAGGGCTCAACATCGTCGCACCAGGAGGCAAGGCGTCGATCTTGATGAGTGAAGCGGGCGACATTCGTATTCACGGCAAAGTACAGATAGGAGGCAACGATCCTACGCATAACGTGCTGTGCGCACTCGGCTCGCTGCTGACGCCGTTCAAAGTGGCTCCGCTAGCAACGCCCGCCAACGTCGCCGCAGCCGTCTTCTTGCTTCAGGGTCTTCTCACCACGGCGACGAACGTCACGGCTAACGGCGCATGAGCGCGTGCAAGTTCGTCATCCCGCTACAGATCACGCTACCGCCTTTCCCTCCGCTGCCGTTCCCGCCGCTGCCGACGCTTTCGTTCAAGCTACCGGATTTGCCTTTCGGCATGAAACTTCCGCTGCCGGTGCTTCAGATCACGCTACCGCCGTTCCCTCCGCTGCCGTTACCGCCGCTGCCGACGCTTTCGTTCAAGCTACCGGATTTGCCTTTCGGCATCAAACTTCCGCTGCCGGTGCTCCAGATCACGCTACCGCCGTTTCCTCCGCTGCCGTTTCCTCCTTTGCCGTCGCTTTCGTTTGATATATCATGCCCACTGGACTGACATGGTAAGCGGCGCACCCATCGGCAGCACTCCCTTCGGCTTCGGCACGCCCGTGGCCGCACCGTTGCCTGCGACGCAAGGTCCGGCGCTTTCCCGGTTCATTGATTCGTATACCGGCGACTATTACATCGATCCGAAAGTCGGACAATTCGGGTCGATGCCGTCATTGAGGCAGCGCGTTTTGCTGATTGTGAACACCGAGATTGGAAGTTCGACGGCGCTTCCCGATTTGGGCATTGTACGACCTCGAAAAATCGACGAAAGCTATGTCGCGTCAACGCGTGCAGCCATTCGACACGCGTGCTATCGGCTTACCGACATCGAGAGAATCATGAAGATTCAAGACATTCTCGTAGACAAACAGACTGGCGGAAGAATTGCGGTCACGCTAATCTACAGCGATTTGACCGGGCAAACGGGTTTGCAGATTGTGACTAGCGTGATCTGACATGCCTACTCCTACAAACAAACTCTACACGCCGTCTTCTGCTGCTGAAATCCGCGACGATTTTCTTACGGACATTCGTATCGAAGCGCGCAAGTACGCCACCGAGGACGAGGTAGATCGAGTAACTCGGCCTGGTACCGATTGGTTCATCCTGGCGACGGCTGTCGGCAATCTAGGACTGCTGCAATACAGCAACATCGCAACAGCGGACTCGAACACCAGCGTGCTCTACGCTACAGGAAATAGCCTGGACGAGTGGCGTTCAACTTTCGGGTTGACTGAGATTTTACCTGCACCGTCGTCAGGTCGGCTAGTTGTTTCGCTGCAACCGGCAAACGCTGTCGTCAATTTCAACAATCACGAGTTCGTTCTGCCTAACGGCAAACGAGGCAAAGTCGCTGGCGTTGTCGTTGGTGTAACTGACCAGGGGGAAGTACCAGTCACGACCATCGACGCCGGAAGCGATTGCAATTTGGCTGCTAATAGCATTGTCCGCTTCGTGAGCCCTCCTCCCAACGTCAAGGCTCAAGCAAAAGTTTCGGTCAACTCTCCGCTTACGGGTGGTGCAGACAAAGAAACGGACGAACGGAAACGTGATCGAATCCTCAACAGGCTTCAGACAATTCCGGCAGGCGGAAACTGGGGATACGCAATCGAGCAGGCGATGAATGCGCTTGCTACGGTGCAGTACGCGTTCGCGTACCCTGCGCTGGGTGGACCGGCATCTGTGAAAATTGTTCTGGTCAAAGACATCGACCCAGCAACGTACGACTTTTCGCGGGTGCTTAGCACTCAGGCGACGTCGATTGTTCGCGACGCTTTGCATTCGACGATGCCCGACGACATTGAAATTGTCGTGGCTTCAGCGGCAGGACAGTCAAACGAAGTTGCTATTTCGGTTTCGTTGCCTGCTGCTTCGCAAGCTGGTGGCAATGGTAAGGGTTGGATTGATTCCGCTCCTTGGCCTTTGCTCACGGGTGGCCAAACAAGAGTCCAAATAACTGCGCTGTTTGCCGACCCACTGAAGATACAAGTGAACGCATTGACGCTAGTTGCGCCTATTCCCGGTAAGACGCACATCTCTTGGTGGTCCAGCGCCGATCAAGCATTCTACACAAAACTAGTTACCGGGGTAACTTTCATTGCGGTAGGCGTTTGGCATCTGTTTCTTGAGACTTCGCTGGTTGACCACAACGACACCGGATGCTTAGTTGGCGAGTTCATCAGCCCAGCAGCAGTCAATATGGCTGATTACGGTAAAACGTGGCAAAGCAGCATGCGCAGGCTAGGGCCAGGAGAGAATACTAACGATCCTAACCGCATCCCACGGGCTCTTCGCCGTCCTTTCATTCAAGACGCTTGGAATAGCGATTTGACTGTTCGGCAGTTAACAGAAATGATTGCCGCGCACGAAGAGATTTTAGATGCCGCTTGGAGTTATCGTCAGGCCACATCGCCGACTGTGCCGGTTGTCACATTATCTCCGCGTGTTTTTATGCCCAGTAACTTCGGGATATACAAGCTATGAGCATTACTCCTACTGGCAATCCTGCGTGGGTTAGGTCGAACGGGCATACCGCCTACGGCGGCAACGTAAACAAGACCAACTATCAGTCGGTCGGAACAATCAATCCCCGAACAGACCTCTCAGCAGAGAATCTGTGCCGTATTGCCGCCGATCTCGCGGCTGTTGCCCGTGTCAGCCCTTTTGCTGTCGTTACGTTCACTTGCGACGACACGACGCCTGCCGCGCCTACCGTTTCCAACTATTATGCGATGGCCGGTGCTGCACCCATCGCAACGCGAAACGGGAATGGCGATGTCACATTCGCATGGTCGGGTACGTACAACGACGACTACGGCGTCGCAGGTCGCGCCAACATCATTGGCGCGACGGCGACGGTGCAATCAGGAGCGGCTGTCCGAATTGCTACTGCCCAACTTTTGGACGCTAACGCTGACGGCATTTTTGAATCCGTTCGTGTGCGGGTTTTCGACAATGCTGCGGCAGCAGTCTCCAATCCAAAAGTCACGCTTTCCGTCTGGACTGGTTGAACGATGCCGCTTGGTGGATTCGCGCCGTGTCCGTTTCCGCTGGGAGGAACGTCTCTGGACGGTGTTACCTCCGAGCAACACGCGCGCATTTCAGCCGACTTGAAAGCGTGCGTAGGGACCGCGCCCTTCGCCGTCTTCTGCCACACGCTTGTTGGCGGATTATTGACACAGACGTACATCTCGCAGCACGGCAACGGAACAAGTGCCATGCCACTCACGTCTTCCGGCGGTCTAGGTATCTACAACATTGACTGGAACGTCAGCTATTCGGACGAATACGACAATTCCTACTCGACAAATATCCGGCAAGCTATCGCTTCCCATATCTGGACGGCGGCGAGCGTAGCACCAGCGTATTTCGTCGTGGCTATCAATTCTCCGACGTCTCTTACGTTACGTTCCTTCGACGCAGCCAACGCGCCTGTTAGCGCACATTACACGCTGGTGGTTTGGTAATGGCTAGCGACGTCACCGTAGTTCTGGAAGGCGAGCCTTCTTGGTCGCGTCAACGACGCATCGGACATTACGGTGCTGCGCTAGACAAAAACAACAGCGCAACCGAAGGTCGCTCGCCCTATGCGTGGGCGTTCTACCGAGAACTGCGGGCCGGTCGAGGCAGCGCATACCGCACGGTCTATGACGGCGGCTTAACAGGATTTGTCCACGCAGAAAACTTGGCTATCGCGCGAAGCGAATCGGCACGCTGGCGCGCAGGCGACAAGCTTGCGAACAACGCGCTGCCTGCGACTTGCGACGAATCGCTAGCTCGTTGGCTGGAAACATTAGCGGTCAATTCCTATCCAGGCGATACGCGGCAAGACATCCGGCAACGGTGCGCCGCAAAGTTCCGCTTGGCGATTGGGCCAACGGCGCGAGTTGTCGATGACGCTGTGGCGCAACTGCTCGGCGATGTTTTCGTCCGTTCTTGGCGTTTCGAGGGTGCCGATCTGGTTACGCCACCGACGCCCACTTTTTGGCCTGGTGTCTTTCCTGGCCCGGCAGGCTACGATCTCGGAGGCGGAACGTGGTTGTCTGCCAGAGCGTTTTACGTAGTAGAAGTTAAGCAGCCGGCGGGAATGTCTTTGCTCACGTTCATGGAATTGCTGAACGTGCATTTGTTCCAGCTTCTCGATCAAGTATTGCCTGCATGGGCGGCATTCGATTGGGCAATCGGGTTGAGCGAGAACGGTTTCCTCCTCGACATCTCAGACCTAGACTTTGACGGCATGATCACATAAGGAGTTCAGATGACTCTCGCAGACCCTACAGGTGGCCTGGGCTACAGCTTCGGGCAGAAGCTTCCGCACACGCACATGACAACCATCTCGGCGCAACAGCCGAACGCCATCGACGGCGTAAACGGCGGCACGTATACGTGCGCGAACATGCTGACTACGACGTTTAGCAAAGGACTCGATGTCACTGTTAATACGACTACGCCTGGAATGGGAACTGGTTTGTTCTTAAATGTCCACAACAACATTGAAATTGAAGACCTTACACCGCTTGGTAATTTGCGTACCTATTTCGGTGGTCAAGTTAGCACTACGTTGCTGAACGTCACCGGCAACTACCAGTCTCTTACTGCGGATACCAATCATACGATTACTGGCTTTATTGTACGTTCTACGTTCAACCCAACAAACCACCGAACGCTCACCATACCGGCATCACTCCCTCCGGGCTCGATTGTAATGCTGCGTATCGACAACGTGTCGGTTAGCAAAAACATTATCATCAAAGACGGGACAGCAGTGACCGTCGCAACGCTCGGTTCGGGAGCGGGTACTGATAATTGGATTCAGATTGGTGTCACCGATTTAGGGACAGGATTTTCTCTTGCTTGGGATGGCGGCGGCGGTTGGACGATTGCGGTCTGAATTATGACGATCACTCTGACGACGACCCCGCTGTACGCGCTGCCGAGTACCGCTGTGCCGCTCACCGCGACGGTGGACAACGCCGCGAATTTCGTGCGTCTTTGGTGCACCGACGCACCAATCGGTAGCGTTTACCGAAAGCTCCTCGATAAGACGCAAGCCACTCGAATTGAGATCACGCCACCGAATGCCCCAACTGCTGGCGGTATCTCGCCCGGTGTCGAGTTCCACGCGCAACTCGAAGTCGGCGGGCGGTACATCTTCGTCGGGCAGGAATTTACGCTCGGTGCGACGACCTACGGCGGCGGATTTTCCAATTCGGCTGACGCCTTTGATTCAGAAACGCAGATCGGAGCAGAACAAACGCTCTACGTCTACGTTGGCCAGCGCATGACGCATCGTCTCGGCGCAAGCTCCTGCGGAACAGCTACATTTCTGGTCCACGTTTGGGACAGCACCATTCGCAGCACTAGCCAGGACGTTCACGGCGTTCTGTCCCCGGCGATTGTGAATCCGTCTACGCCGCGCGCAGTTTCAGCGGCATCTTCAACCGACGTGCTGACGCAACTCGCGTTGTTCAAGAACGCGAATGTCTCGACGCTTTCGCCCAACTTGGCGACGTTGATTGCCGAGATGAAGGTAAAAATTCCGACGCACATGTCGAACACAGGCGGCGCGTTCCACGTCAATGTCACGACGCCGACACCTGACTCCGACAACAACTTAGAGATTACTTATCTGTCCAACAGATGTTCGACACCTAGTGGACTCGCCCGCGCTGCGTCCGTGCTGTACTCGCGGCTGCGGCAGCATCAATCCAACGGTGCGAGCGGTGCTAGTCGCTACCATTCTGATACGGATTTCACGAACGCCTTTCTTTGCGACGGCGGCGGAAGCGAATCCGACGCATCTCTCGGGTTCGCTGCGATTGCCGACGTTTACCGCGTCTACGAAGCGCACCGAGCAGATGCGACTTCCCACTCTTTGGCAGATGGGGTAAACAATCTGACGACAGCACTCGGGCCGCTGTTATCGTTACACGAAGCGTTTTTACGTGCGATGAGCACGCTTTCCCCTGCGAATGCCGGCGGAACGCAAGCGGCAGTCACTCGACTCAACGCCTACGGTTTCAGATTGGAGAGTTGAGACATGGCTGGCATTCTGGCAAATAGCGCATCCGAGACAATGCTTTCGGGAGATACCGCGACGAACAACGCACGCGCAGGCTACGTCGTGGGCGAACGGATTACGCTATCCGCGTTCCCGACTGGTACGACGTACGCGTGGGGAATGTCGAAGCCGGGCGGGTCGTCGAGCAGAAGCGACCTTTCCGACGCGACCGTAGCGAGTCCCGTTTTCGTACCGGACTACGCAGGAACGTGGACGATCACCTGCATCGTGGACAACACGACCTACGTTCTCCGGTTGACGGCGACGGCGGTCGCCATCACGAGCGTCGCGAACGCGCACCGATTCAGCCCAGTCTCGAACAACTCGGTGCCTTCCCCGGCCACGGGGCTGACGCTTTTCTGCTCTAGCGACGCTGCCGACCAGCTTCGAGCGAAGAACACGAGCGGTGCGGTGCGGTCGCTGGACGCCGTATCTTCTCGCACCGGCACGTTCGTCTTGGTCGCAGGAACCGCTACGATTGCCGACACGAGCGTCACGACGAGCACGGTAATCATTCCGAGTTGCACTACTGCTAGCAACCAAGGCGCACTTCGGTTTACGTTCAGCACAGGCGTCGGGATCACTGTTACGTCTGCCAACGGGGCAGATGCGAGCAACTACCGCTACGCGCTCATCGGATAATTATGGCGAACGCTTCAGCCCTTTTTCAGATCGACCCCGGCACGAGCGTCTACGGCACAGCGGGCGTCGCGCAGAATGCTGCGGTAGGCGCGATTGTCAACTGCCGTCTGGATTCGACCCTAGGAGTTGATAGCGTTCAGTGGCGGATTTTCGGCACGTCGGGCGTTGCGACTCCCGTTCTTACGACAAGCGGTAGCCCACCGGGGCAGATTGTCACGTTCACTCTGCCCGCGACTCTGGGCACTGCGTTCGGTATCGAGTGCAAGGTCAACGGCGGCACAGGTGCCAACTACGGCAATTCGACGTACGGCGACACGAAGACGAGCGCAGTCTACGTTTTGGGTGGAGCAGGTATCCGCCCGTTTTTTATCGGAGAATCGTTTGAATCCGACGTCACATTCGGCGTCGTACCGCGAGTCAATAACATGCTCGCAGTGCTCGGAGTCGGGACGAGAGTCCGCGCTGTATCGACGGCGAACGTAGCGAACCTTGCTGCTTTCAACGTCTCGACCAACACAGACGGCGTGACGCTCGTTGCAAACGACATCGTGCTCCTAGCGACGCAAACGACGGCGGCGCAGAACGGCCCTTACGTCGTCGGCGTAGTATCAGTCGGCGTCGCGCCGCTGACTCGCCCAGAGTGGTTTGCAACGGGAACGTCGATTCTGTCAGGTTTCCGGCTGGAAGTCGGCGGCGAAGGTACGGTCTTCAAGAACTCATCTTGGAAGGCGTTCGCCCCGTCGAGCGCGTTCGTCGTCGGAACGACGGACGGAAAGTTCTACCCGCTGACAGTTAACGGTTCTGGTATTCTGACGGCGGGCGCTCTGTCTATCACGACGGTTCCGATTTTCAGCGTAAAAACAAATGTTCGTGCAGCGCGAATAACGCCGTCTGGCACGGCGCTGACCGTGGAATACGCGATCAACGGCGCACCGACACCAGGCGTGATTGGCACAGGTAGCGCAACGGTCATCGCAGCAAAAGCAGACGGCACGCAGAATGCCGCCGACGTATCTACGGTCAACTGGACCGTCATAAACCAGGGTTAAAAATGAGCACCGTACATTCCCCCATTCCCGCTGGTCGCATTCCCGTCACGAACTATTTCTCTGATGTCCAGCAGGACGAAGGCGTCATCGCGTACGCCCCCTGTATCGTGAAGGAAATTCGCGTCACGAACGCGTCAGGCGCTACTCGGTATCTGCACTTGTTCAACACGACCGTGGTGCCTGCCGATGGTTCTATGCCGTCGCTCATTCCGATTCCTGTCCTGAACGGCGCGACTGTATCGATCACCTATCCTGAAGGCGGTCGGTACCTTTCGGCCGGGCTTTCTTGGTGCTCGTCGACAACGCAAGCGACAAAGACTCTCGGCGGTGCGGACTTCTGGCTCGAAGCAGATTTCGTGAACGCGAACTGAAAGGGCGACGACGATGCCAATTAGCCAACTACTCGGATCAGCTGTTGTCGTGAACGGCGGTTCGGCGCTCGGTGCCGATCTGACTATCGGCACACAAGACGCCTATTCGTTGGTGTTCATCACGAACAACACGGAACGTGCGCGCTTCACGTCAACCGGCGAATTTATCGTAACTGGTTCAATCACCACGATAAATTCCACCGTCGTCGACATCGCCGACCGCATTATCACGGTCAACAAATCGGCAGGCGCGAACGACCCGGTGCCGACGCTTATTACGGGCATCTCGGTTTATCGCGGTGCCGTTGCAAGTGTCGCTCGTGCCAAGTCGACGATGCTTTGGGACGAGGGCAACTCTCGCTGGAATCTCTGCCTCAACACCGGAGCAGACGAACTCACCATCGGCGCAGATCAGGCGCTAAAGCTCTCGGCGCTGACGGCATCGGGAAACATCGCGATGGCGACGAACAACACCACGTTCGTCGGGCGCAACGCGGCAAACAACGCAGACGTCGAAATCGTGCGCGTTAACACCAGCAATGCCGTCAGCTTTGCCGTGGGTGGCGCAGACATGGCGTTCGGGTCCGGCGCAATCGCGTGGAGCGGCGCGGCGAACAAGGCACTCAGCTTTACCGCGAGCGGCACGGGCACCGTGGACGTTCAGTCGGCGACCGGCGCGATCCGCATCGGCACGACGAACGCCGCGCGCACCATCAGCATCGGCACAGGTACGTTGGATCAAGCCATCGCGATTGGCAACGGCGCAGCCAACAACACCGTCGCCCTCGGCTCGGCGAACGGCACGTCGTCGCTCACGCTCGAAGCGGGTTCCGGCGCTATTGGTATTGGCGTGTCTGCGACCGCTCGTGCAATCAACATCGGAACCGGCGCAGCACCGCAGACAATTCAGATCGGAACCGGCGCGGCGCAGCAAGCAGTCGCGATTGGCAACACGTCGAACACAAACAGCGCGCTCACGCTGAACGCGGGCGCGACGGGGCAGATTACCGCGAACGCGCGAGTCAACGTCAAATCGGCGGCGGGCCTGTACGTCACAGACGCCTCGTCGAACGGTTTGCTGATCAATCAATCTAGCGCCACGGTGCAACAGATTGCAGTCACCGGCACCACGACGACGATTCGCGTGGCTGCTCCGCTGGAGTTGTCCGGCAACTTGACGGTGCTAGTAGACAAAACTCCGAATCTCGGCGCGGAAACCTTGCGGTTCAATACGCTGACGTCGCAGACCGTTGCGACGAAAACGCACGACGGGTTTACCGGCTCTCAAGCCTTCAAACAAACGGGCGCATTTCAGTGCACCGGATTTGCGGCGAACACTATCGCGACGATTGCCGTACCCGACTTCTGCTGCATGTGGATCGAAGCGAGCATCGTTGTGCGAGATATTGCGTCAGCTAACCGCGCAGCGTACGTCCGGCAAGCGTGCGTCCACCGCAACGGCGCAGGCGCGATCATTCTTACGGGTGTGCTTGGCCCTGCTACGGTTGAATCCGCTGGCGTCGCGGCAAGTTGGGACGCTACGATTGTTGTGAGCGGAAACAACGCGCTCGTCACGTTCACCAACGCGGCGGGCGCAACGACGTTGAACGTCGCAGCTACGATTCGATACCAGTCCGTCGTAGGCAACGCCTGATACGCACTCGCATCACAGGGACAATCTATGCCCGCAACGCTGAACGGCTTCGAGAATACGTTCACCGACTCGTTGGGCGCGTCGGTGATGACGACGTACGTCGACGGGGTTGCTGTGATGGCTTCCACGGCGACTTCGGTTGTCGTCAATCAGCGTGCGGTTTTTGCCAGTGCTGTGGTTCACGAAGGCACGCCCGTTCAGGGCGGTTCATCGTATTCTGTTGACGCAGACGACACGCGAATCGACTGCCAAACAGCGGAAGGCGCGATCAGTATCGTACTGCCGACCGCGTTGTCTGCCGAAGATCGCACGATCTCAATAATTGACATCGCAGGAAACGCCGCAACGAACAACGTGACGGTAACCGTCTCGGGCAGCGGTCTAATCAACGGCGCTTCGTCCTACGTCATCAGCACAAATTACGGCGCGGTGTCCATCGTCTCCGCGTCAAAAGCCTGGATTGTTGCGGATAAAGTGATCCAAACCGGCAACGCGGTGAGCATGAACATCACGCCAGCTGGGGCGATTGACGGCTCAAACAGAACTTTCACCGTCTCGGTTGCTTTTTCACAGATAACCCTCTACTTAAACGGCGTATATCAGACGCCGGGCGTCGATTACTCGGTTACCGGACCTACTACAATTCAGACCGTGCTCGCGCCCACTGGCGGGGGCGAGCCGGATGTTTTGCGCTGCGACATCATTCTCACCTGATCGGAAATACAATGGCACTTATTAAAGGGAAACAGCTAGGTACGGGCGCAAACGGCGTCCAGACAGCAAACCTGCAAGATTCGTCCGTCACGTCGGCGAAAATTAACGACGCGGCGATCATTGCCGCGAAACTTGCAGCAGGCTCAGTCGAAGCTGCTGCGCTCGCTTCGGCGAGCGTCTCGACGATCAAAATCCAAGACGCGGCGATCACGACCGCGAAGCTGAACGACGCTTCGATCACGACCGCGAAGCTCGCCAGCGGCGCGGTGGACAACGCCGCTCTCGCACTGCTTTCCGTCGCCACCGGCAACGTTCAAGACTCGGCGATCACGACCGCCAAGCTCAACGACGCTTCGGTTTCGACCGCGAAAATCATCGACGCGTCGATCACGACCGCCAAGATCAACGACGCTGCGGTCACGGGCGCGAAAATTCTCGACGGTGCGATTTCGTCCGCGAAGCTTGCGAGCGGCTCGGTCGACACTACGGCCCTCGATGCGAGCGCGGTCACTGCCGCCAAAATCGCAAGCAGCGCGGTTGGCACTGCCGCCATCGCGGCGAACGCTGTCACCAGCGCGAAGGTCGATTCGTCGATCATCGTCGCTAGCGGCGCGAACGCTTTCTCGGCTGCTCAGTCGATGGGCGGATTCAAGCTGACGAACGTCGGAATGCCGACGTCTGACGGCGACGCGGCGAACAAAGCCTACGTCGATTCGCTGGCGCAGGGATTAACCGATTTCAAACAATCGGTTCGCGCGGTCAGCACGACGGCGCTTTCCGGCACGTTCATGTCGAACACGCTCGTTGCCTCTGGCAACGGCGCGCTTTCGATTGACGGCGTGGCGATGGCCGCAGGCAACCGCGTCCTGTTGGCCGGGCAGTCTTCGGCTTCGCAAAACGGCATCTACACCGTCACCACGGCGGGTTCCGGCGCTAGTGCCTGGGCTCTTCTCCGCGCCACGGATGCGGATTCGTCCGCTGAAGTTACTGCCGGGATGTATATGTACGTCTCGGAGGGCACCAGCTACGCGAACAGCGCGTGGGTTCTCTCGACCGCCGACGTCATCGTTCTGAACACCACGGCGCTCGTGTTCGTTCAGTTCAGCGGCGCGGGCCAGCTGACTGCCGGCTCAGGTCTTTCCAAGAGCGGCAACACGCTCGACGTCAACGTAGACAGCACCACGATTGAGATCAGCAGCGACGCACTTCGCATCGCGGCTGGTGCTGCGGGTGCCGGTCTTACTGGCGGCGGCGGCTCGGCTCTCGCGGTCGGCGCGGGTGCTGGTATCTCGGTCAGTTCCGACGCGATTGCCGTGCTCTTCGGCGCGCTCGGCGACATCTCCGCTGCTGCTGCTGGTGGCTCCAAAGCCGCTGGCGTGCTCGACAGCGCGGCGCGCACCGACCACTCGCACAGTTTCCCGACTGCCGCTGCGGTGGCTGTTGGTTCGGCGAACGCTGAAGGATCGTCTGGTTCGTTCGCGCGTGCCGATCACGTCCACGCAGCCCCCTCAGAGTCGGGTGCCAACAAAGGCATGGCGGCTTCTGTCACGAGCGCCAACGGCGATGCCGCTTGCGCCACGGGCCTCTCTGCTGCGCCTGCTCTCAGCGGTTACGCTGCCGTGATGGTCAACGGTCTTCAATACGTTGTCGGCAACGGCGTGAAAACCAAGGACTGCTATTTCTCGGCAGACCTGGGTTCGACTGCCAAGGCGACCAACGCACTCGCCAGCGGCGACAAGCTCTACTGGAACGGCTCGATTGCCGGGTTCCAACTGGACGCGAGCGACGTTGTGGACTTCAACTTCATGGCGTTCTGATTGATGTTCTGATTGATGTTCTGATTCTTAAGCTAGCGGCTGCGTGGTTAGGCGCGCAGTCGCTAGCTTTTTTTGCTAGCGTGCTTTCCGAATGACCCGTCTAAGTTTGAAACAACTCGCGCAATCGGGAGCGTCCAACGGTCAGGTGCCAGGTTGGTCGTCAGCTGCGAACATGTGGGTGCCGACGACGGTATCGGCAGGCGGCGGCGGAGGCGGATACGCCACGGGCACGCGGCAAATTGTATCGTCGCCTGTTACCGGAGTGTTTACTGGCACGGCGCTAATGTTGAGTAACGATACCGCGCCGTTCAACACTGCCGGGACTCAATTCATGTCGGTGACGATTACGCCGCAAAGCGCAACAAGCTCGCTTATCGTTACGGCAAACGTCGGGCTTTACTACTTAAGCGCAGTTGGAACCGTTGTTTCTGCGTTGTTTCGCGATTCGTTCTCTGCTGCTATTGCGGCATCGAGTCAGGGCGTCGGCTCGTCGCTGGGCGTGAGTCAGCGAATAACCGTGATTGTTCCATCTAATTCGACCACTGCAACTACGTTCAAGCTCCGCATGGGGCCTGTCGCCGCATCGACGATGACGTTTAACGGTTTCAACGGGGGCAGGTATTTCGGTGGAGTCTGCGCAAGCGTTATGACGGTTGAGGAGTTTGGCGCGTGATTTATCTACCCCGCCCCGTCAACTGCGACGCAGACAGCTTGCACGCCCAAATATCAGCACTCGGTTTCGGTGCGTGTTGCATTGAATGGCGTGACGACGAACTCGGCTTCGGGTTCGATTGCGACCTCGGCGCGGACGACTTTGAATCGTTGCAGAACGTGGTCGCAGCGCACAACGGCACGTTAGCCATTGCCGCCCGCGAAGAGCGCGAAGCTAAAATTGCAGCAATCTCCGCTGCTAACACCGCTCTCGTTGAATCCGCGCGAGAGAAACGACTGCGCGGTGAGCAGATGACGCAGCCCGAACTCGCTGCGCTGATCGACTTGCTCATGTTCCCCGCATGATTTTCCATTCCGAAATCGGTTCAGATTTGGTACGTTGCCGCTATGCCGAACGAGATTTCAATCGACGATTCTTCTGCGGGGGAGTTGTCGCGGTTGCAACAAGACGTCGTTAGCAGCCAAGAAAAAGTGATGTCGCTTTTGGCAATCCTGACTGCGTATTCCGCTCTGCCATCCTCGTTGCTAGAACTCGTCCGAGCCATGTCGCAGGCTGTCTCCGCGCGAGACGAAAAAATCAAAAAAGTTGCTGCGCTAGGCGGCGTCGATCTCGATTCGTCGGACGAAGCTGAACGCTGGGGCTGGGATCAAAAAGAACGCGTGCTTCGGAGGGTCGCCTGATGCCCGCTGCACGCACTGTCCGAAGCATCCCAACCGAGCTAGTGAAGCTCCTCGACGACAAATTTGCCGCGCACGAGCACCGCTCGAATAGCGCAATTGTCAGTCTTCGGGAAAATCTCTCGGAGATGCTCCGAATTGAAGCGGAGAAAAACGAACTCAGGCACGCTGCGACGATGGCCCTTTTGACTGGGCACACCACAAAGATTGAAGTCCACGATTTGCGGATTGATCGCGTCGAGGAGAAAACAAAAGAGCTAGACGGTGATCGCAAACTTGCTACAGCTGACGTCAAACGCAGCGTGTTTGCGGTATTTATCGGAGCGACTCTTGCTCTGCTCGGTGCACTCGTGTCTCGTGCCTTTCGTGGTTGAATATGGAAAAGATTAACTGGAAAGCTTGGATTTCTGTCGTCATGTCCGCTTTTATCGGCGGCGTGATGGCGCACATTTCGGTCCCGCACGAGGGCCTCGGCGCGAAACAGATCGTTCTCGGTGCGCTCCTCGCTGGCGTGACCGCCGTCACGCATTTGTTCCAGCAGCCTAAACTGATGGTCGAAGAGCCCAAGGTCGAAGAGCCCAAGGTCGAAGAGCCCAAGGTCGAAGAGCCCAAGGTCGAAGAGCCAAAGGCGGAAGCGTGACAAGTCCAGTATCCACTTGCCTGGCGTTGCTCGCTGTTATCGGGCAGGCTTCCTGCCTGCCGCCGGCAGCAGTCAAAAATGTTGTCCAGTGCGCCAATCTTTACGACCAATGCGTTGAGTCGTCGTCAAGTCAGGCCGAGTATCTGAACTGCCGTTCAGGTGTTGACGTTACTTGTCTGGACAAGATGACCGAGGACCGACTTTGAGTTGGGAAGCTCTTTTGCCGGGTCTGGTCAATGCCGCTGCGGATTTGATCCTCCACGCACTCGACGAAAAAGCGGGCGTGGCCAAGTTGCGCGAACGCGCAGCAATTCTTGCGGCGAGGCTAGCTGCTGACAAGAAAGCTGCCGAGAAATTCGGGCCGAAGAAGCTCTGATTCTTGACGTAGCTGAGCCCTCCGTGGTTAGGTGTGCGCCATGTGGTGGTCCATATTTGTCACACCTACTCTTCCCGCTTGTCCGCAGGACATGACGTTCGCAACGGCTGCGGTCTGCATCGACCGTCTGCCGTTCCCTAACTACGCAGGAGAGGGTCCGCTTCTCGGGCTCTCTGCTGTCGTCGAGCCGTATCTGCGGCTAGATGGCGCGACCTGGGACGCCGAGACGCTTTGCGCCTCACGAGGTAAGCGCGTCTGCTCTTGGCACGAATGGCAATCTGCCTGCGACGGCACTGAGGCTGCTTCGTGTCCGGCTGTCGTGGCGTACATCGCGCCAGATTGGGGCAGAGTGGCCTATCGCGACCCGTTTGAACTGTTCAGGCTAGACCAGCACGCTACGCCTACGGCATTCCCCCAATGCGTAGGCAAAACTGGCGCGCAACTGATGGGAAACATTCAGGAGTGGGTGCAGCTTGGTAAGGGCGGATACGGACTCTCTCGCGGGTTCTGGTCACGCCCCGGCGGATGCCGCGAACTGAACAGAGTTCATGACGCTAAGTGGCACGACTACGCGACAGGAACGCGGTGCTGTCATGATCTGTAGTTGCAAGCATTGCTCTAAAAGGCACCAAGGTTTATCAATTATCGCCGCAGTTATCGCTGCCTCGGCTTTTATCTGGATACTGTCAACACTATGAACACTTTGACGATAGCTAAACTGTTTTCGTTGCTGATAAAAATTGCTCTGGTGGAGTCGCCGGACTTGCACAGCGGCAAGCACAATATTTATCTCGATGGCATAAACGAGATGTCTGGGATTTACTTGGACGTCGGCAAGGCCGGATTGCTTATTTCACCAGATGCCGACGCGGTGATTCTGTCGGCAATCGGTTACGAAGAGTCTCGCCATCGCCCCCAGTCGCCGGACGGCGATTGCTCGTATCTGCTCACCGGTACCAAGTGCCGGGCTTTCGGGCCGATGCAGATCAGCAAGGCCACGCCGAGCATCCTCGGGAACATTGATGCCAGTTGGAAGGGCGCGACACTGGAGCAGCTTCGCGATCCTGCGACCAACGTAAAAGCAGCCTATCGTTTGATGGTCTACTGGAAAGACCAGTGCAAGGGAGGTCCGGCGCAATGGCTCGGTGCTTGGTCTGCCGGAAGATGCTCGCTTCGGCCTATCCCGATGGGCCATCGGCGTTGTGCGCTAGCGCGCGCCTTGGGAGATGCTGCTGGCGTAGAGGTCACAGGATGCGATACTAAGTTGCACGACCGGCATACTGGCAGGTTGATTGCCGCACTGAAGAAGGACTGACGTGAAAGCTCGCGACTGGATCAAGGCGCACAAAGACGGCACGCTCATTTACGATTGGGCGGACCTTCGTCTGGAAGCCAACGGTCACGTCGCCGTGTTGCGGGTATCCTCGGATGCCGTTCGCGTGCGCCGAGATGGCGAACGAGTGCGGGAAACCGCAGGAGCGTTCGCCTATCAGAAACTTGCTGACGCTCTCGGAGCGTTGATGCCTACGGCAAAAATTCTCGAAGCGCGCCATCGAGCAGCCACGATTGTTCTCGAACCGATGGTCGCACCACTGGTCAAGCATGGCGGGACCGTTTCCAACGTGAGCCCTGAAGAGGCCTCCGAAGCCATTGACGTGGCAATTACCAAATCCACGGACGTCTGGTCGGGAGCGTGGTTGGTTTCCAACGTAGGGAAACAATTCGTTCTTGACCGCGCATGTAGCGAAAAAGTGGCGGTCAATCACGGTTTTATTGTTCCGATCTCCTTGTGCCGCAACGGACAATGGCGCGGAACTCCTACCGCCGAAAGCGTTTCGCAAGGCCCTGGCTGGCGGGTCATCCAGCGGCGAGGTACCGCGCACGGTTTCGGCGAAGCCAACGACCAAGACGACTATTCGCAGACCGTAATCCTCGTCGATGACGTTTGCGTACTCAATGGCGTGGAAGTTCCGACTTCCCGCCTTTACACCGAACTCGAATACGCGCCGCTGGTCCTGCACGATGGCCTGCCTCTGGCATGGTCGAGGCATCCTGGTGTGCCGAAATCTGTTGCCGCTGCTGCTGCTGCTGCTGCTGCGGTGTCGCCAGTTGTCGGCGCGGAGGAACGGGTGCCTGACACGCAGCCTGCTGGTGAGGAGGGTACCGTTTTTTTGAAAGCAGAGAAAACCCCGGCTAAACCCGAAGAGGTCTACTCCGCACTCGGCAAAGCTTGGCGCGCACAGCTTGGTACCGAGCCGAAACGCGAATCACTAATCGTCCTACTCGCGCAATGGGCGTTCGAGACTGGTCGCGGCAAGGCGATGTGGAACTACAATCTCGGCAACGCCAAGGGCAAACCGGGAGGAAGCAACGGGCGCAGCTGGACGTTCTTCGCCTGCAACGAAATGCTGCCGGTCGCTAACGCGAACGCACTTGTCGCGAAAGCCGGGCTGCGTCGGGACGGTGGGCCGGGCAACGATACTGTCATCACGTCGATTAAAGACGGCATCGCTACGGTCTGGTTCTATCCGTCGCATCCCGCCTGTTGTTTCCGCGCATTCCGCACGTTGGACGAAGGCACTGCCGATTATTTCGACATGCTTCGTAAACGCTTCGCTTCCGCATGGCCTGCCGTACTGGCTGGCGACGCTGCGCAATTCAGCCATCTGCTCAAAGTGGCTAGGTACTATACGGCAGACGAATCGCACTATACGCGCAGCCTTGTTTCGATATACAATGAAATGGCTAAAAAAGTAGGTTCGACGGTTTAGGTTTTCTGTTCTCGTTCGGGGCCCGCTGCGGTGTTGTCAAAGACGCTTCAGCGGGTTTTTTATTTGGCGTTCTTCGTCATCCATCGCTTGAGCGTTTCGAGCGTTCCCAGGCAACTTGCGCACAACAATCTGGTGCGGTTGTCGTCTGCTGTTGCTGCGCTCGTTTCTCGCGTACTTCGATGGCAGACGCTCCAAGCAGAGAGGGTGTGCGATTCAAATAGATGCGCTTCGTTCTGTGTCTGCCGCCAATGAAGCCGCTCAATGCGTGGGCTCATACTGGTTCTCCGTTCACGTTGACGCTCGCTCGCATCGGCACAACGACGTGCGCCACGTTTTGATGCTGCTCCACCGACGCGGTGCTCGTCCCGCATGCCGGGCAGGTTATCGACACTGCTGTCGTCTGGGCCAACGGTGGTTGCTTGTCGTCTTCCAGTACGACAATAGCGGGTCTGTGCGCCTGTAGCGAGGTTGTGTCGATGTGTATCTTGATCACTTGTTCATCTCCGCGTGGCCGATGCGTGCTTCGGCAATCTCGACGTATTCTGCGGATTGCTCGAAACCCACGAAATTAAAACCTTCCAGCATGCACGCAACGCCGGTCGAGCCACTGCCGGTGAACGGGTCAAGCACGATGCCGTTCGGCGGCGTCACGAGTCGGACAAGCCATTTCATTAGTTCTACGGGCTTCACGGTTGGATGCGCGTTGCGCACGACCGCATCTCGCTCCTTTCGCGAAGTCTTCGGGTGGTACCGAAAGCACGGGAAGAAGCGAGAAGCGCCGCCCGCATCGTCGTATTCCGCGCCTGTTTTGGTCATCCCCCAGCCGTCACCAGGATGAACAGAGCCGCGAGGTTTGCCTTTTTTCGACACGGACGAGCCGCTTTGCCGATCCATTTCGGCAACTGGGCAATCCTCGGCGCACTCGTCGTCGCAGTCTTCGGTGTGCGAAAGCAGGATGTTCGGTGGCCAGCGACCGATGGTGCTGGCGTCGTTGGCACCGGACAGATCACTGGCGTTCTTCCAGCTATTCTCCATCGAACCACCGCGAGCCTTGATTGCCTGCACTTGCGTAGCAAGCTTGGCGAAATCTGCTTCGGATGCGTAGCCGACGCGCGTTCCGTCGATGTTCATCGCCCCGGTACCGTGCTTCAACACATTCGCTGCGACGGTGCCGACAATCGGTTTCTTAGCCACAACCACCGGCTCGAAAGCGGGCTTCAGAGCGGTGCCCCAGCCGTGCCATGCCTCGCCCGCACCGGCCTTTTCTACGTTCTGCGACTTCGGAAATCCGCTGCCATAAATCCAAGACAGAGAATCGCGAATCGCAAAGCCCGCGTCTTCGATGGCGCAGGTCATCCGGTGGTAGGTCCGAGTGCCGCCGAAAGCGAGAAGATGCCCGCCCGGCTTCAGCACGCGCAGGCACTCGGCCCACATGGCTACGTTGTAAGCGATTCCCGAAGAATCCCACTGTTTGCCCATAAAACCAAGTTCGTAGGGCGGGTCGGTGACGATGGCGTCGATGCACTCGTCTGGCAAATCGCGAAGGAGTTCTCGGCAATCGCCTTGGAAGATTTCGTAGGTCATCGGCGCACAGTCATACTCGCTTCCTGAAAAAATTCCACGCCCGAAATTGGCGTAGGCTCTCCGTTGTCCTTCGCGCTGCCGCGCATCTCCGCTTCGATCTTCGCCGAGTCCGGCGAGCAAAATCGCACAGGCACCGCAGACTCATCGACAATGCGGAAGTGCCAAATCATACGCATCGACACGCCTTGCGGCATTGCCGCCGGCATCGAAGCAGCAAGAGCCGCTGTTGCAGCCTCGACGGTCGGGGCAGTTGCAGCCAAGGCTAGCGCCTCCTGCGCTCTCCTAGAACTTTCCAGCATGAACAAGGCTACGCGGGCCTTCAGCTTTTTTTCGGCAGCTTCAAGGGCGTCAAGCGCAGGTTTGAACCAACCGTTGATTGTCTTTACGGTGGCGTTTAGCGGTTGAGTAACCGATTTGCGCCGCTCGTCCAAATCCTTGGCTTTGGCTTTTACCTCTCGAAGCATGTCCGCTGCGAAGGCTGCGTCGTCGTCACACGACACGGTGAACGTGTCGAGTTCACATAACGTAGCCAACATATCTCGGTGCTCCGAGTCGATGTCGCCTGCCTGTTTACGATAGAGTGCTAATTCTGTTGTCATGGTGTTCTCGGTTCTCGGTTTTTAGTTCACAACGAGGTTTTTACACCCCGTAATATTTCCATCAGAGTCTCGGACGAGATCGCCGGGACTGGCTACGTCGTCTCGCGTAGGAACAGCCGCGCGCACGAGTCCTGAGACGAGGTACATCACACCGGGCAACGGATCGGGCAGGCCAACAACCGCGCCGTACGTCGCTCGGATTAGGACCGCGCCACCATGCCCGCCGAACAGAACGCTGGTAACCGCGCAGCGGGCCACAGCACCGGACGGTGGGATGGCAGCGAGTCCCACGATGTCGATTGGATGCGGGGTGAGATTGACGAACGTGTCGGTCATTGGTTGTTCCATGGATCGCACCATACGCGCCGCGAATAGGTGTGTCAAGTATGTCGCACCTGAAACCGCAGCAAGCGAGTGCAAGCGAGCGCATACGGGCGAACATCCGGCGCTAACGTGAACGGCGTCTAGGAGTGCAGCGGAATCGCCGAACGCAAACGACCGAGTAGCCGGTCGCACTGTCGAGTGCGGCCAAAAAGTCTCGCTTTACGTACGCTTCGTCCCGCGTTGCGTAGCGGTGGAGTTCGACGCCGTGGAACCGGACTTCCCACCGCTCCGATAGCAGAGTTCGCCGGTTGTTTTGGCCCGTCATCCTAGCTTTCGATTTGCTTCGCCGTCGAGAGGTCGCAGCGCAGTAGCCTCGGCCTCGCGTTCGATGATTAGCAAGCGTCGCAGTTTTGCCAGTGCGCGCTCTTCGATGTAGGCCACAAGTTGCCGCGAACAGCCTAATACTGCCGCGACTTCTGCTTGACTCATCGCGTAGTGATCGTCGTCTGGCACAAGCTGACCTCCGCAAGTCTAGCGCGTATTCTCCTTAGCGTCGAGGGTCTGACGCGACCGAAGGGCGACAGCAACTCGGCCAGTGTCTCGTCGGCGCAGCCCAAAAGTTTTGCGCATTCGCCGCGCACAGGCGACAGCGCAATGATCTGCCAACGCTCGGCTTCGGTCAGCCCGTCGCCGCTATCGCGGATTCGCGATGGCCTTACGCCAAGCGGGATCACCGACGCGCCTCGCGCAACGACAAGATTGCCTCAATTTCATTTCGGCGCGCCACGCAATCGCGGCATTGGTAGTCCGGTGAATCCTCAATAAACCAGCGTTGCCAGGCTTGGCGCACAACTCGGACGCAGACTGATCGCGTAGGATAAGCGTCGTCGAATAGATGCTCGCGCGTTTCCGGCGCAGACGCGCGACGCCACCACTGGAGTCTGGATAAACGGCTCACGTTAGCCCCCCAAGACGGTCGAGAGCCACCCAGCGCGATATGCCTCGACAGCGTGGAGCAACGCGCCAGCGGCGCGAAGCGTCTCGCCCTTTTGGCTAGCTAAGAGACACTGCGCGTCCACGATTTGGTGCAAATCGCCGCCGTCGCGATCTATCGCACGCGATCTATTTTCTACCCTGTGTAAATCTACCGATGAGTCGTAATACCGTTCGGCAGCTTCAATCAGTTCTTTGATTGCGTCAGATTCCATGGGTCGCACCCTACGCGCAGCGGATAGGTGTGTCAAGTATGTCGCACCTGTTAGCACGACGCGCAGCGCAGACTAGGCTCGCTGAAGGAACCACAGACCGAGCGCGACGGCATCCAGCATGTTGTGATCGAAGCCGTTCTGATTGGTTTTCGAGAACTTCCGCGCCTCGATTTCCAGCAGACGAAGCTCGCTCTCGTCTAGCAACTTGAGTACGCGGGCGTGATGGATTTCTTTGGGCACCTGCCCTTTCCACGTTCGAGGGAACGCCTCGATGATGTGGCATCCTGCCGCTCGGAAATGCCCACGGATTTCGCCTGCGGTAAGGGCGAGGTCCACGATGTCGTTCGGGTCGCCTTTCGATCTATGAGGATAGATGCGTGGAACCTCCATCACAAACGTCTGCTCGTGTCCGCTATGCCAGATTTGCGGGTATTTCCAATCTGAGAAAATTCCGCAGGCGGTCAATTTCTTGCCGGTGTATTGAGCCCAGCCCGACATTTTGCCGGGGTCGATGCAGGTTATCCTGTCAAAGATGGACATGCGCTTCGCAACTCCATTGATGATGCTTCACGCGTTTCCGCTTACGAATAGCAGTAGCTTGTTGACTGCAAGTCGAACACTGGTGCGGAACAATATGGCCTGGAGAACAACTGTAACCGAGAACTCTGCAATCCTCGCAACGCCACACGCCGACCGCCTCATCAAAAGATTTTCGCCATAAGTGAGCAAAATCTGTCAACGGGCATTTAGTCTTATTCTGCTTGCCGCGAAGCTCCATTAAAGCGATTGCGGCATTGTGCTTGGCTGCACGAGTTGTTGTCCCGCAACCATTCGGCTTTTTCGACGATACGGTGACCGCGAGAATCACGTTGTTTTCGTTTCGGATGTCGTAGTTTTTACCGCGTGTCTCCGCGAGAAATCTGCTTCGGCGCAACAGGTGCACTAAATCAGTATGCGTTTCGACCACGGTATCTTCACCGATGACCAAGAAAAACTGCGATAATTTCAACCGTCCCACGGTATCAGTCGTCCTCGTTCGTCGTACATCGGCTTTGCCTGCTTGCTCCACCGACGCATCAAGAGCGGTTCCGCTTTCGGTGGGACATCAGGCAGCAGCACGCTAGCACCATCTACCATCAGTTTGGCAAGTTCCGTCGCAGCCTCGTGCGCCTTTTCCTCTGGCGTCTCTATGATGATTTCGTCGTGCACGAAATTGACGATGCGACTCCCGAAGAGCGGTGAGTTCGTCTCGACGTAACAAGCTCTAGCGACTAGGAAACCTGCGTTCTTCGCAGCATCCGCAGCGAGCCCTTGGAACATCGAATTGCACGCCTCCGTGTACGACACGCCCCCTCGGAATCGACCCACGTAGATTTGTTCTATCGTTGGATTCAATTGCTGTTCGCAGATATTTCCGACCCAGTTGAAGTACTGCTGGAACTCGGGCCAAGACGCGAGCCACGAGCGTTTGAGGTTGTGCGCGTCTTGCTCTGATATGACCACGCCGTAGGTGGTCTTAGCGAAATCGCAGAACCGAGTAATCCCTAGACCCCCAGGAAACCCGAAGTTCGCCACCTTCGCTGTTTGCCTGGCGTCGTCCACGTCAGCGTCGCCGGCCTTCTTTCGCCGCATCGCATCGGCGTAAGAGATGTTCAAGATACGAGCGGCCATTTCCAAATGCGGGTCCATCCCGTCATTCAAAGCCTGCGCTAGTCTGGATTGCCCAAAGAGCGCAATGCAGACTTGCGCTACCGTCCTAAGCTCCATCTGTTCGTAGTCCGCTGCTGCAAAGACGTTGCCTGAGCGCGGTATAAAGCATTCGCGCATACCGCCCTTGCGCGGAAGATTTTGAATGTTCGGGCTACTCGATGTTCTGCCCGTTTCTAATAGTGTGTTAAACCGCGTTTGGATTGGTTTCGCCGCGCCTGCCTCTAGCAATGGCAAGTCTGTCGAAATCTGCTTGCCTAGTGATGAGAGTTTCGCGTACGCGAGCAGTACAGGATGGTCGAACTTTTCGCACGACCCCCTGTCCAACTTGACCGCGCCTTTCGGCGTCGTCTGTACTTGAATGCCCGCTTCCCTGCCCGCATCCAGCATCAACTTCGCAGCGGCCTTGGTGTTGCGCGAGCCGTCTTTTCTTACGACGCCAGCCGAGACGCAAATTGCGCGAACTTCAGCAATGTCTGCTTCAATTTGCGCTTTGAATCTTCGGACTCTCGCCGGGTCAGTCTTGAGCCCCCAAGCACTCGCGAGGTGCAGCCACCACGCGGCGCGCGCCTGCCGGTACTGGTCGCTTAAGAACGCTGCATCCGCTTCCTGTGATCGCCACACGTCGAATGTGGTAACCGCGTCGTCAATCGAGTATTGCCTAGCGCCTTCGGGCCAAGCTTCGAGCGGCAAATGGACAAGCGAAGCGTACCCCTGCCGCCAAGTTGTTTTGTCGAGGTCGATGTTCAGTCTGCGTTTGGCGACTGCCGCCAGCGAATATCCGTGCTTGACTGAAGACCCGTCAGGATTGGTGTATCCTCGGTGCACGCCGAGCGCGATATGCGACAGCTTCTCTCGCAACATCGTGTCTGTGATGCGGTCTGCTTGATACGCATCGAAGATGCTAGGCAAAAGTTCTGGCCATTTAGCAGCGAACACGGCCATGTCGTAGGCGGTGTTGTGCCCGACGATGACGTCACTGAAGCGCAGAAGCGCAGCTAATTTATCACGCGTATCGGGGGCATTGGCGTGCCACAATTCGCCCAAGCTTGTCGAGATGCAGACAAGCGGAGGAGCTAGCCGACCTGGCTCAATTAAAAACGTCTCAGAATCTACCGCAATCGGCATTGGGACACCTGTTTTCTGCCTCGATGGGGAGGCGGATAAAGCAGAAACCACAGCGCGCCGGTTAAAGCGCGCTGCGGATTATTTCTTAGTCAGTCAGCAGGTGCCCATTTGTGGGCCGTGAAGTCGAAACCTTTTTTGGTCTTCGTCAGAAACGTCCCGCACTTGACGGTCTGCCCGACGAGCGCGTTGTTCGTTTCGTTTTCCGTGGCGTCGTCCAGCAACGCCGACATGTTTTGCCCAATCTCCGCGTCAATCCCGGCTTTATCGCCGGGGTGAAATCCCGCCACCGCTGCCACGAAGGCTTTGATCGCAGGGAACGCGATGGTTCGGTCGGTCATTTTCTGGAACCAAGTAACCGACGATCCAATCGGATGTTCATCCAGGTTCGAGGCGAGCACGTTGAACTCAACGATGAACGCCAGACCCGATTTCAATGATTCTTTGGCCAGCGTCTTGGTGACCTTGAGCGTGCCCACAAATCCAGGGCTAATGTATTTGCCGCGCTCTGTGATTTCTGCTTTTTCGATGCCTTGAAAGATTCCCATTTTCGTATTCCTGTACTTGTTTCTTGCTTGTTGTTGTTTTTGTTTGACTACTTCCGCCAACGTGCGCCACCCAGGCTAGCGACTTCGGAAGAAGTAGGAAAATCGTAGTCGGCTACCAGCAACTTCTGCGGACTGCCGAGAGATGCCGCGACGTACTCAGCGTCACTGCGAGCCTGCCAGAACGCCTCGACGTGCTCAATAGAAAACCCTGCCACGTCGAACGAAACTTCGTCAGCCTCTTGCCCATCCCGGTGCGTTCGACCGAGCAACTGCTCCCATCGCTCGCCGTTCGGAGGAGGTGAGATGATGCAGTTCGAGTGCCACCCTTGCAGATTTAGTCCCTCTCGTCCAGCTTCAATTGACAAGATCATCGGCTTAGCTGTCGAATGTTTCTCCGCATCTCCGACGTTGCCGCTGCCGTAGTAAGCCGTGCCTGTCTCGGCAGACAGCCGTTTCGCGAACAGAACGTGCTCGGTCCACAAGATTCCAATTTCTGTGTTCAGCCAATTCTTGCAGTAGTCCACAACGCTGTTGTCCAGCCACACCAGCGTTGTGTTTGGCTTGAACGAATGCTTTACCGCATCCCAAGCAATAAGCTCTCTCGATGCGGGGAACTGGCGTTTGACTTGAAGTTCGCTGTCCAGCGCACGAGAATGCGAAAGCGTTTCTCGTACGAAAGCGCACCACGTTTTGCGGGCTTCCATCCACGCACGAGGCGGGCGAGGTTCCCACTTGTAATAGAATCCTAACGCGATTTCTCTTGCGTGCCGATACACCTGCAATGCGTCAGCCAACGGCCAACCGTCCGGTGTCTCCCAGTTTTTTCGTAGGTGCTCAAAAGCTCCGTCAATTGCTGCGCTTTTCGGCGGCTCTGCGCAACGCACAGTAATACTGGCATCCACGCTAGTCTCTTGCGTGGACACGACACCGCTCGTGTCGATGAGTCGTCGTCGGTACGCTCGCCTAGCCCACTCGCGTGGATTGGTAGGCCACATCTGGTTTTCTTCGGTGTTGCACAGGACGCGCAACGCACCAGGGTCGGCTCGTCGCAGCATTCCCTTCCGCTCATCGAGGGCGTCAGCCCAGAGTTCGAGATCGTTGTAGCCGTCCGGCAGGGGGACGTCCGTCTTGAGAGCCCAACGAATCAAGTGCGCGTAGTCGTGCAAGCTTCGCTTGGCGATAGTCCCCGACATCACAATCATCTTCGTTGTCGGATTCGCTTTCATGTAGCGAGCGACTCGCCGCGTTACCGCAGCCGATTTGTTTTTCAGCTTGTGCGCTTCGTCGCACACGATGACGTCGGGCTTGTGGCTATCTAGCGCATCAGCCGCTTGCGCTCGACCCAGCCACTCGTAAGTGATGATCCGCGTTTTCGGTATTAGCCAATGCTTCGACAACAAGGTCATGTCTCGTTGCGTTTTGGTTACAAGTTTCGCAGGGATTAGCAGCACTGGTCGTCGCGCTTCGGCGACCGATGCTGCTAGCAGAGAGATCAGCGTCTTGCCTGCGCCTACTCGGATTATCCCGAACAATCCGCCGCGAATGCCGATTTCAGCCAGAGCGATTCCTTGCACCGAGCGCAAGCTCATCGTTCCACCGGGAGTCTTGAGCAGTTGAGTTAACTGCTCTGTCATGTTTCCCGCATCTTCCTCCGACCATTGCCGGCGAGTGAGCGTCTCCACTCGTCGCAATTCGTCGTTTAGACGAACGGCATAGGCCGGGGAAGGTGCGAAAAAAATGCTCATGTTCAGCCCTGGACGATGTTCGTCGCGCAAGCCATCAAAACTTGCAGAACGTCGCGTACTTCCTGACTCGCAGTGTTCGCGATAATGCCGCCCTTCGGTCGGTTCGCGGCGAGGTCTTTAGCAAATCCCTCGCTGAAAATCGCCGGTCCCTTGCCGTAATCGGCAAGTTTATAGTGCGATTGACCCGTCTCAGCTGTGTACTCCAGCAGCACGCGAGCCAAACGCTCGCTTACGTGTTCCGCCGTTGCTCCCTTGACTGGTTGGCAATCGAGAAACAGCGTCCAGCCCGACGCCGCAGCAGCAACGGGAGCAGCAGCAACGGGAGCAGCGGCAGCGGCAGCGGCAGCGGCAGCGGCAGCGGCAGCGGCAGCGGCATTGACAGCAGCAACGGGAGCAGCAGCAACGGGAGCCGTCCACAGCATCCGGCCAGGCAGGGCGGCAACGGGAGCATCCGAAACGTGTTGTTGCTCATCCTTGCGCGGACGCCCACGGCCTCGCTTGAACGGCGCAGCCACCGCAGCGGAAACCTCGGCCAGTTGCTCTTCGATGTCCTGCACCACGTCAGGGGACGACTCAGGTTCAGCGTGCGGCAGCGTGGGTGGTGCGGCGGGCATCTCTGCCCTCGCCGCCTCGGGCGGGTTTACCGCGAGCGCCGCAGCCGCTCCTGACGGGTTGGTCGCCCCCGTGGCCTTTCGCGCCTGAAGACGTTGAAGAAACGAGTTGTGCTGGTTTTCTTGTGACATTGCGGATTGAACTTTCTGACGGGTTGTTAGGTTACAGTTAGCTTGAAAAGGACAGCCGCCGAACGCACCGCAAGCGGATGCGTTGTACGGCACGTCGACCGCAGAACATTCTGAACTCAGAATTTCCTGCATCTCGCGAGCACTGGCGACGGTGCGCGCTACTCGGGATTCAATGTCATCCCTGGTTACAGTGATTTTGACTGGCAATATTTGCGGTCGGGCTTTCCGCGTCGCGTACGTCCACTGCAATTGCACGGTATCCGTGGACATCTGGTCCATCAGTACGCGTGCGTAGAGTGTTGCCTGAACATCGTCCAACAAATCTTCCTCGGACTTCGCCCATTGCAAGTCGCTGGTAGTTTTGTGGTCGTAGATTGTTACGTCCTTGGATGGTCCGACTAGCACAAGGTCGATGAAACCCTGAAACGAAACATCCTCGAAACTCCAGACGAACCTGCGTTCTATGTTTTCTGATTCGACCGCTTGCGGAGGTGGCAGATAGGGAATCATCGCGTTGGCGATAACCGCAGCCTCTCCGACCGCAGGCAACTTTCGGTTAGTAAGCCAAGTCTCCAAGTGCAAATGCACCTGTGTTCCCATTTCCGCGTACTTGTTTGACGTACTAGGTAGTCCGTCTACCTTGTTCCATGCCCACTTTCGCGGGCACATTTCGTAAGACGACACTTGAGACGCCGAGAAAAGGTGCGGCTTGCTCACGCCAGCCCTTCTTGTTTCGGGTTTCTCAACTGCCAGCCTAGGCGCACTTTCCCGAACTCCCGCAGGGCACGAGTGCAGGCATCTGTGAACTCTTCGTCGTCGGCATCGTCACTCCACGAATGGGTGACCTCAATGCTTTGCCCTCGCAGAACAATGAGGCAGTTCCGCCCGGCAGTGAACGTGATGGACTCGACGCCTGCGGTCGTCGCAGCATGCCGAAAATCGAGGAATGTCATGTTCATTTTCTTGCTCGTTCTTGTTCGCGTTCTCGGTCGATTTGGATGCGCAGTCGATGCTTGCTGACCCAACGAAGCAGCGTTCTTCGGCAGATGCCTAGTGCTTTTGCTGCGTGGGTCGTGTTCCAGTTGTTCCGCCGGTACGCGGCGACGACCGTCTCTCGCACGGCATCGTCTAGGACTATCGCAATAGTCCGGTGCTTCCTAGGGTGCGACATGTTTGACGCACCCTAATGGTCTTCGGTCGGTTCGTCAAGATTTAATTCATCGCGAGCGTTTTCCGTTGTTTCTCGTCGATTTCTACCAGAGTCGTGTCTAGCTGCTTTCGGCTGAAGTACCCCGCGAAGTACGGACTGCTGCCAGCGGGCGCGAGGTCTTGGCAATCGGTTTCGACGACCATTCCGACAACGCAAGACTTTCCGTCCGAGTCTTCCGCAATTGCCCAGCAAACAATTTGCTCGAACACCACGTGTTCGCCGTCGTCGAACATTGCGAACCAATCGACGGCGGGCGTGACCGAAACGTATTCCCAGCTGCTCACAGGTCGAAGTCTCCGACCGTCATGATCCCCGGCTTCGTTCGGTGAGGAGGTGGTTTCGGGCGATGCGTCTCGAAAATGTCGAACTTGAGCCCAAGTACCAGCAGGCATTTTCTGAAAACTTGCTGGCTCATGCCCTCTTGTTTCAGGAGTGCGCGGATGCGGGATGGCGTCACGTCGAGCCTCCTGGCCAAATCGGATTTGGTCCAGCCAAGATCGCGCAAACGCTCAATCACAATATCGTTGAACGACGTGCCAAGTGTCGCGGCGTTCAGACCTTCTTCGTACTTCTCTTGATTTTCCATGTTGTTCACTCGCTCACTCCACGTACTACGGCTTTCGCGAACGCCACAAAAGCGTCCTGCGTCTCGTGCGACAATTGAGTCCAGATAGGCATTGGTTCACCGTCTGGGTATCGCCAGTTCAACTGCGTTGCGAACGCGTAGTACCCGTCTGTCGCAACGGAACCGTCTGCCTGACTTTCCTGTCTATCCAACATATCGTCTCGCTCCTTTTCCAATTTAGCCATGACCGCTGAAGCGGACTCCGCTAGATCAATTAGGGACAACTTATCCGTAGTGTCCCAGTGCAACGCATCCAGAATGGCGCGCACTTTTTCGCGCTCTACTTGAAAAGTAACAAGCATCGCGTCGAGTTCTTCTCCTCCTGGCATCTTCTGAGCCAATTCTCTGGCTTGCCACAATGTGTTGTTTGGGTCGTTCGGCTTAAACATGTCTTCGGTGCATCCAATCTGAAAGGTCTTGGTAGTTGTAGGGTTTTCCGTCAGCCATCGAACGCTGGAGTTCGCTGGTAGTGATTAGTTGATCTCCGTAGATGTGCAGTGCGTCTACAGATGTTGCTGCCAAAAGCGGCAATGCAATCTCGTTGTGCCGGTGGCACTCCCAAGGTTGCCAGCACGCGCAAAGAAGGATCAGATTCTCTTTCTTCGCCCGCTTGGCAATTGGTTCAAGCGCCTCTAGCGGTGCTTCAATCCAATCTTCGCTGCCCGCCATGAACGCCCGCCCGCCGAGCGTCTTGCCGTGCCGCTCGTAGCCGTCACCGAATGTTCGGGCCAAGTCCGCCGCCTTCCATCCCGCTTTGACCTGCCCCGAAGGACGGGCTCGTACGTCGATGATCTTCGCGCGAAGACGTTTGGCGAGTTCGCCGATGCGAGGATCGTAGCCAATGGTGAACAGCATCAGCCTGCTAGCCTAATGTTCTGGGTGAAAGCGCGCGGCGGGCCTTGTTGAGAAGCGCGATTGCGGTGCAGTGCAAGCGACGCGCTTCGCCAATAGTCTCGACGCCGATGTGCCCAAGCGCACCGGAGTCGCTGGACATTTCCATGCCCAACTTCTTGACTAGCTCGCGGCGTTTGAACGCCTCTTCGATTGCGTCGTCGATGTCGTTCGCCGCGTCGAGCAACATCTCAACGAGGAGCTTGTTCGGCACGGCCATCTTTGTGCCGCGAGAAAGAACAAGATGTTCGTCAACGATTGCTGCGACGGCATCAAGGTCGAACTCGTCTTCAGCGTAACGTCCGACAATTTCGATTTCGAGGAAGCTCGCTTGCGGTTCGGTGATTCGGACGAGCCTCATCGCGCACCTCGTGCGGCTTTGGCGTCGGCGATGTGCTCGGCCAACGTCTGCAAGTCTTCCACGACAGATTGAATCCGCTTGAGGCGGTCGCAGTGCTCGCTGACCGCTACGGCAATCGCGCCGTCGCCCTGCGGATAGTAGTCGCGCCCGTTCGGCGCGGTGCCTTCGACCTGCAACACTGCTGCGCGCAACGAGTCAAGAGCGTAGCGCGCGCTCTCTAGCAGGTACTCGGGCGAAGAGCCGTTGATGTGGATCGTGGGGAACATCATCGCGTGCCTCCTGAACTCATGGCTTGCAGCAATTCCTGCTTTTCCCCTTCGGAAACAGTCCAGAAGTGCTGACCGCACACCTTGACGATTTCCTTGTGGGCCGCAGCGCACGAAGCGCAGCACGACACGTCTCGGTGGGGGCACGCGAGGTCGCCCGACGTGCTCTCTCGGAACCCTTTGGCTGGGACTGCTTGGTGCGTTCGCTCGGTCTGCATGTAGAGGATGATAGTCACCCCGTTACAGAACACAAGTCTTTTAAGATACTTTTTTTCTTCGCTTGCTTGTTTCTGAATAATTCCGAGTACTTGCGCCGTAAAGTATTTTTTCGTTGCGAGCACTGAGCACATGAAACTTGCGTGTCGTACCGCGACTCGGTATACACGACGGCACCTATGACCGCATCCAAAATCAGCATCACGACGTGGCCGAGCCTGAACGCCAAGCTGCCAGGAGTTAGGTTAGACCTGACGCTTGACGAGTTGGTTGTTCATTTGGCTGAGCCTGCACAGTATCAAGGCAAGTGGAATCACCCTGGTTGGTCGCCTGGTGTGTTCGATCCGTGCCTGCGTAAAGCGGTGAACGTCAAAGAGATGTTTTTGTTGGGGCTTGATTACGACGGTGACAGTGGAGCGACCATCGACTCGGCTCTTGGTTTCTGGTCTGGTGCGAGAGGTTTTCTGTATACGACTAAAAGCCATTCACCTGCCCAGCACCGTTTCCGCGTGATGCTGCTGCTCAATCGTCCGGTTTCCGCCATCGAGTACAAGCGGTTGTGGTTGCTTGCCAACAGCATGTTGCTCGAATACGGGCACAAAATCGACGGGCAAGCGAAGGACGCCGCGCGATTCTGGTACGCGCCGGGGACCGACATCGGGACGCACGAACTGATCGACTTGCCGGGGGATGCTTTGGATGTCGAAGACTGGTTAGCGCAGGCACCGGAGATTGCCGCGACAATCTCCGCAGCTGATGGAGATGAAGCGGACGCCGCTCCAGAGATTGTCGCAAGTGCTCTGGCCTATCTATTGGCGATGCCGATTGCTGTGAGCGGTCGAGGCGGTCACCCCACGACGTTCCGCGCTGCCGTGACGATGGTTCGTGGGTTCGGTCTGTCTCGCCGACAAGCCACCGCGCTTCTGCTGAGCGACTACAATCCGCGCTGTCTTCCGCCTTGGCGCGACGAGGACATTCAGCACAAAGTCGAAGACGCTTACTCGAACTCGACGAAACCTTGGGGGTATTTGCGCTCGCGCCCTACGATCCGTTTGGGCGTTGACCTTTTCCGCGTGGTCGACGATGCGGTTGCGGCGCTCGCCCAAGCCAAAACTTTATACCAAACGACGGGCAAGCTTGTCCGCGTGGTGCGGGTTGAGGAGGCGGACGAGTCCTGCCTCGGCGCGACGACAGGCACGCCGCTCATCTGCCAGATGCCGCCGAGCGCCTTGCACGAGCATCTGACGGAGATAGCCCGATGGGAAGCTTGGGACAACCGCAGCCAAACGTGGGTGCCACGTGAGCCGTCCAAGAACGCCATCCAAGCGTTGAGCGACCGCATGGAATGGCCCGGTGTTCCGCCGATTGCGGGGATAACGGAGGTTCCAGTCATGCGTGTTGACGGGACTGTTCTGGATAAGCCGGGTTACGATGCGCGCACCGGCTATCTCTTTCTCAGTCAGGGACATTTCGAGCCGATAGCAGAATCCCCTTCCCTGATTGATGCGAGAAGTGCGCTTGCTGATCTGGCAGACGTCTTTAGGGATTTCCCTTTCAAGTCCGTCGCCGACCGCTACGTACCCATCGCGGCGCTTCTTACCCTCGTGGCTCGACCGGCTATCGTCGGCAACGTGCCGCTTATCTGTTTCGACGCGCCGCTCAAAGGCACCGGAAAAACGCTGTGTATCGACGCGGTTGGAACAATCGCTACGGGGCGTCCATCCTACAAAATTAGTTGGACAGGTGCCGAAGACGAACAAGAGAAGCAACTTAACAGCTACGCCAGACTCCGCGCGCCGCTGGTTAACTTCGACAACGCGAACACGCCGATTCGCGGTGCGGCGCTTGAACGTGTCCTGACTTCGCGAGGTCGCGTCGCGCTGCGTGTTCTCGGAAGTTCGACTATTGAAGAACACGTATGGAAAACGGTTATCTTCGTCTCAGGTAACCAACTGAAAATTGCGTCGGACATGACGCGCCGCTCGCTTCGTTGCAGAATGGTTCCAAGGCACGAACGCCCTAGTGAGAGGAGCCTGGATGTTTTCAGGCACGTTGACCTCCTTGCCTGGTGCCGAGATGAGCGCGAACGGCTCATCGACTCGGCGTTGACGTTGCTCCGCGCGTTCGTGGTCGCAGGTAAACCAAAGCAGAATCTCGGCAATCGCGGAGGGTTCGAGGAGTGGATCGAACTCATCGCAAACTCTATCGTGTGGGCCGGTGGACCCGACATTCTCGCTTGCTGGGATCATGAGGAAGACGATGACGACGTTCGCAGTGCCCACATCACGCTGCTTGATTGGTGGGTCGAACGGTGGCCCGATGGTGTCACGTCCAAGGAAGCACTGGCGGAACTCCAAGCACCGGCAACGAACTTGGCCACTGCCTCTCTCAGATCGGAAGTGCTCGATGCCGTCAAGGTGCTTTGCGGAATCTACGACATGAAAAATCTGGCCGCACGGGAACTCGGTTTCGCCCTTCGCGGATTACGCGAAGTGTATGTTGGTGGTAGGTATTTCGATGTCGGGCGTAGCTCAAACGCCGGCAAAGTTTGGGCCGTACATACCGCATTTACTGTCTAGCTCTGCGGTGGTGGCTGCGGTTGCTGCTGCTGAATGAACGCCTACCGTTGCTCGAACGGTAAGGCGTCCCCTCTACCTGGGTATTCGCCCG